GTTGAACACCTGGGTCAGTTTTCAGTCGGCAGAACAGCCTCTACTGGGTCAGTTTTCGGTCAGCGGCAACAGTGGAGGTCATCAACGACTTCTTCACTGCAGCCGGCAAGATCAGCCAGGGTGGTGCTCGCCGTGGTTCCATCGGTGCCTACCTGGATATCGAGCATAGTGACTGGGATGAGGCTTGCGATTCGCTGGCCGCTGAACCCAACGGGAAGAACTACGGCTGGATCATCCGTGATTCGTTCGTGGACAAGCTCAAGGCGGGTGACAAAGAGGCCAACCGTCGCTGGACCAAGGCGCTCTACACCAAGCTGATCACTGGCAAGGGCTACATCTTCTGCATCGACAAGGCCAACCGTCACCGTCCTCAGATGTACAAGGACTGGGGCCTGGACATTCGGGCCACCAACCTGTGCTCCGAGATCATGCTGCACAGCTCGGATGATCTGACCTACAGCTGCATCCTGGCTTCACTGAACCTGGTGCATTGGGACCGCATCAAGAACAGTGAGTCGGTGTTCATCGCCACGGTGTTCCTGGATTGCCTGTGCCAGGAGTTCATCGAGAAGAGTGCTGGCATTCCAGGACTGGAGAAGGTCCGTGAGTTCACGATCAAAGGCCGAGCCATCGGTCTGGGCATCATGGGCTTCCACACCTACCTGCAGTCGCAGAACATTCCGTACGTCAGCCTGGAAGCACAGTTCCTGTCCGCCGAGATCGCCAAGCATCTGCATGACGAATCCCTACGGGCAAGCCAGTGGCTGGCACAGGAATACGGCGAGCCAGAGTGGTGCAAGGGTTACGGTGTCCGCAACACGCACCGCACTGCGTATGCACCCACCAAGACCACCAGCCTGCTCATGGGTGGCGTCAGTGAATCCTGGTTCCCGGACCCCGGCATGGTGTTCGATGCTGGCTCATCGGTGGGCGAGCTTCGCCGAATTCCTCCGGTGTTCTACGAGCTGATGAAAGCCCGCGGCGTCTACAGCGAAGAGACCGTGCAAGACATTATCGATCACCTCGGTTCTGTTCAGCATGTCGACTGGCTGGGTGACCATGAAAAGCTGGTGTTCCTCAACGGCTTTGAGATGGATCAGCACATCCTGCTGCGTCACTGCTCACAGCGTCAGAAGTGGACCTGCCAAGGTCAGAGCCTGAACTTCTATGTGCCGGAAGACGGTAGCGAGGATCTGATCGCCGAGCTGATGACTCTGGTCCTGCTCGATGAGAACGTCTTGTCCCAGTACTACATCTACTCACGCAGTGGTGTGGTCGTGAAGGATGAGTGCGTAGCCTGCTCAGCGTGACAGACGCCCTCACGGGCGTTCGGTGACGAACCAGTGAGAAGAGGTTCAGTGTGACTTCAAGGAAGAACAGGTCACTGCATCGGAGCGCAGCACAAGGCGAGCCTGCGAGCCGACAGTGCGGAGGCGACGTTGCAGTGACCATTCATCAGCATCACCATTGAAAACTGATCCAGATCAATAACTCAGATCAATGCAACTCAGTTTTATCCCCGCTTCGCCGATCCCTGCAGTTCCGGAACTGGTTCACAGTTTCTTAAACACTCTCCTTCCCTGAATCCTCGTTGCGAACCTCCGCACTGTCGGCGCACTCGCTGCGCTCGACGCCTTGTGCTGCGTTCGCGCCTCGGATCAGGTCAGGGTTTTGGGGAGGGGTTCGAGCCTGTGTCGAGTATGCCGAAGGCACAGGGGAGGACCCCTTATATATATGCGTCGTTTTCGAGGTTCATCTTGGACGCCCACATCAGCACCTACCCGATCGATCAAATGCCAACTCTCGCAGCCCGCCTGGGTAAGGCACGAGTCGACCGGATTCGCTACAGCTCCAGCTACACCTTCCCCCGGCCTCAGTCGCCTCGCAACACCGCCAACCCACTGTTGAGCTTCATGCAGCAGTACAAGGCATACGACGGCAGTCCGGTGGACGACATAATCCTGGGTATCGCTCGACTGGATCACCACAGCAAGGCCGGAAAGTATTCCGTCCCGCTGAGTGTGACCCGGCTCTACAACATCCTGCAGTGCATGGACGTGATCAACACCCAGGAAATCCGCTACATGCTCGGCGTGGATACACGCCAGGCACAGAAGTACCTGAAAGCGATCAAGTTGTGCTTGTTCCATATTCACAGGTACAAAAACAAACAACAATCCCAGACCTCGCCAGACGAGTCACTGGAATAAACCAACACTTGAAATAAACTGCATGGACGCAATAACCCAGGAAGTTCCCATGCACAACCTGCAGCACTGCAAGAGCATTGGCTGTTCCAATAGCTGGACCAGCAATGAACCCATCGATTACTGCCCAAGTTGCCAAGATAAGAACGCTGTTCAGAACTTTGGTCACTTGCGCAGTATCGACACCCATCGGGTCAATCACCTCTTCAAGATCAACCACCCCTGTTTGCAGGAAGCAATCAGCCACTTATTGGAATCCGGTAAGGCTGCAGGCGAGTGGCAAGAAGAGTTGGTGGACAATGCCATGAAGGCCTTGAACCGCTGGCAAGAAATGACGCAAGAAGATAAGCAAGGAGCTGCCATCCTGGCAGGCGAGTGACCATGATCCACTTACTGGTTTACATCTTTCCACGGTTCATGACCCGGTATTACATCTATCGCATTTCTGTGGAAAAAAGTAATTCCGGTAAGTTGACCTTGTTGTACTGCAACTCCCCGAAGTTTATTCGACCTGGTGATCTCGTTCATCAGGTGAGTTACTTCAACTTCTTTGGCTTCCCAAAGTTCATAAAAGTTAAGGTGACCCGCCACTGAGTCTAGTGCGTGGGTCGCCTCCATTGAGAAGGCAGACCCATGCGCAAGTACCTCAACAACTCCAACGTACCGCTATCCCTGGCGGTCTTTCTGGCCACTGACAATTACGACCACGAGTCGGACACCATCAGTGCCACCACCCTGATCAAACCCCTGCGCCAGATCATCCTCGCTGCCCGTGTTCCTCAGGAACAGGGACTGGTGGATGTGTCCGGCATGGTCAGCTCCCGTATGGGCAGCGCGATCCATGACAGCATCGAGCGGGCCTGGCTGCACAGGCACGTCGAAGCCATGACCGCATTGGGTTACCCCAAGAAGGTCATCGCCCAGGTACGGATCAACCCCAAGCCTGAAGAACTGGGTCCGGGCATCATCCCGGTCTACCTGGAACAACGGGCCTACCGTGAGATCGAGGGTCGGAAAGTTTCCGGCAAGTTCGACTTCGTGGGTGATGGCCGAGTGGAAGACTTCAAGTCCACTTCGGTTTACACCTACATCAACAACACCAACGATGAGAAGTACCGACTGCAAGGCGGTATCTATCGCTGGTTGAATCCGAAGATCATCACGCAAGACACCATGGCCATTCAGTTCATCTTCACTGACTGGAGCCAGGCACAGGCAAAGAGTTCTCCGAACTATCCTGCCAGCCGAACACTGGAACATGTGTTGCGTCTGCCCTCCCTGGAGTTCATCGAAGAATTTATCCGAAACAAGATTCGTAATCTGGATAAGTTCTGGAATGCGCCGGAAAATGAGATCCCGCTTTGTACCGAAGAAGATCTCTGGCGTTCTGCCCCTCAGTTCAAGTACTACAAGAACCCTGCGAAAACCCAACGCTCAACCAAGAACTTCGACAATAAGCAAGATGCTTATATGCAACTGGCCACGGATGGCAATGTCGGCAAGGTGGTTGAAGTACCGGGTCAAGTAAAGGCTTGTCGTTACTGTCCTGGGTTCTATGCCTGCACCCAGAAGGACAAGTACCTCGAATCAGGTGAACTTCAGCTTTAACCACAACAGGAGTGCTCCATGCTTCCCGTCAATCAGATGCCGTATCACCCCACGGCAGAACAACTCGTGCAGATACTCTGCAACCGAACTCAGAACACGGAGCCGTTATTCTTCCGTGTCCTGGTTGGCTACTACTTCGCAGTAGTGGCCTCGCAGATGCGCTGCATCATCGGCACTCCCGATCGGGGCGACATTCCGGTCAACGTCTATGCGTTGAACCTGTCTCCTTCCGGTACGGGCAAGGGTCACTCGACCAGCATCATCGAGGACGAGGTGATTCACCAGTTCCGCGATCGCTTCCTGGAGGAGACCTTCCCCCTGCTGGCCGAACGCAACCTGCCGGTGTTGGCCAACAAGCGTGCCGTGCGCAAGAACAGCGATCCGGATGAGGAGCTGATCCGCGTCCACAAGGAGTTCGAGCAGCTGGGTTCCCTGCTGTTCAGCTTCGACTCCGGCACCAGCCCTGCGGTCAAGCAGATGCGTCACAAGCTGCTGATGGCCGATGCTGGTTCGGTCAACCTGGAGATCGATGAGATTGGCCTGAACCTGGTGGGCAACACCGAGGTGCTGACCGTGTTCCTTGAGCTGTACGACAAGGGCAAGGTCAAGACCAAGCTGGTCAAGTCGACCTCCGACAACTCCCGCTTCGAAGAGATCAAGGGCACCACCCCGACCAACATGATGCTCTTCGGTACACCGTCCAAGCTGTTCGACGGTGCTGCCACCGAGCAGGCGTTGTACTCGATGCTGGATACCGGCTACGCACGTCGCTGCCTGTTCGGCTACCTCAAGGGTGCCAGCAAGAACCTGGATCTCACCCCGGAGCAGGTCTACGAGCTGCAAACCAGCCAGCAGACCAACCAGTTCCTCGAAGAGCTGGCCGACAAGCTGGAGCGCCTGGCCGATATCATCAACGCCAACAAGCGTCTGGTGATGAGTCGGGACACCAGCCTGGAGCTGATCCAGTACAAGCTGATGTGCGAGAAGCAGGCTGACGCCATGCCCGAGCACGACGAGATCCGCAAGGCCGAGCTGAGCCACCGCTACTTCAAGGCACTCAAGCTGGCCGGTGCCTATGCCTTCGTGGACGACTCACCCGAGCTGACCATGGGCCATCTGCACAATGCCATCCGGCTGGTGGAGGACAGTGGTGCTGCGTTCGGTCAAATGCTCTCGCGTGACCGTCCGTACGTGAAGCTGGCCAAGTACCTGGCAGCAGTCGGCAAGGAAGTGACTCAGGCTGATCTGGTAGAAGACCTGCCCTATTACAAGGGTTCGTCGAGCCAGAAGCAGGAGATGCTGACCCTGGCCACCGCCTACGGGTACAAGAACAACATCATCATCAAGAAGGCCTTCAACGACGGCATCGAGTTCCTGCGTGGCGAAAGCCTCAAGGAAACCGATCTGGCGAAGATGATCGTCAGCTACTCCAGCGACATGACCACCGGCTACAACAACGAGACGGCACCGTTCGACAAGCTGCACCTGCTGACTCAGGCTCCAGGCATGCACTGGATCAACCATCACCTAAAGGGTGGTTACCGCAACGAGGACAACGCCGAGCCGGGCTTCAACCTGCTGGTCATCGACGTGGACGGCACCTGCAACCTGAACACAGCCAAGCTGCTGCTCAAGGACTACAAGGCGCTGTACTACACCACCAAGAGCCACACCGACCAGAACCACCGGTTCCGCATCATCCTGCCCACCAACTACGAGTTGAAGATGGATGCCAAGGACTACAAGGAGTTCTACAACAACGTCCTGCAGTGGCTGCCGTTCGATGCTGATCCGTCCTGCGCTCATCGGTGCAAGAAGTGGCTGACCCACCCAGGTCACCATGAATACACCGAAGGCGAAGTGTTCGACGTTCTACCCTTCATCCCGAAGACCAGCAAGAACGAAGAGCGCAAGCAACGCTTCGACTCTCAGCAGTCCCTGGACAACCTGGAACGCTGGGTAATCAACAATACCGGCGATGGGAATCGAAACAACATGCTCCTGCGTTACGCCATGATTCTCATGGACGCCAACTTCGACTTCGATGGCATCCGCTCTCGCGTGATGGCATTGAACGACAAGTTGCCGGACAAGTTGGACGAAGTGGAGATCATGAGTTCCATCATGGTCACGGTCGGCAAAGCACTGTCCAAGCGGTGACTTTATCCATCTACCCCAAGTTCTCTTGGGGTTCCTTTTCTTATTCAGGAACCAAGCTCAGTCATGACGACTATATGGACTCACTTGGTTTCTGTTTATCGGAGACAGCAAACATGGGTTGCGATATTCATTGGCACTCGGAAACCAAGAAAGATGGAGTCTGGGTGTGCGACCAAGCTGAGACTTTTCTGACCCGAGTTGAGGATCACGGTGACGGTCCAAAGGAGTATCCAGAAATGGATGACCTGCCTGGACGTACTCGTGACTACTGGTTCTTCGGGCTGCTTAACAAAAACGTCCGTACCAGCTGGCCGTGGTCATTCCCATACACCTGCGACATTCCCGACGACACATCCGAGGAAGTACGGACCATCGTCAAGCACTGGGATCAGGATGGCCACTCCCAAGGTGCCCGTACCCAGGCCGAGCTGATGGCCAAGCTCGACGAGCTGAAGCTCGCTCGTGCCCAGCTGCTGATCGCTCCCAGCGAAGAGGCCTCAATCCACAACGTCGATCACCTGGTCACGCGACTGGAAGAAACCCTGGCCACCCTCGGTGCCACGGATACTCCGGACGATCGCCGCATCGTGTTCTGGTTCGACAACTGACCTTCAGGTGCCCTCCGGGCACTTGGCGAATTCCCACCAAGGAGTCTGTAATGACCCAAGTAAACGACCACCTGATCCTCCTGTGTGGCAAGTCCGCGACCGGCAAATCCGCCTCGCTGATGGGCCTGCGAGATCCGGAAGGTGTGATGTACCTGAACTGTGAAGCCGGCAAGAAACTGCCGTTCCGCGCCAAGTTCCGTCAGTACACCATCACCGATCCGCACCAGATCTTCGAAGCCTTCGAAGTGGCCGAGAAAGATCCAACGGTCCACACCATCGTGGTGGACTCGCTGACCTATCTGCTGGATATGTACGAGTCGCTGTTCGTGCTGAATTCAGCCAACACCATGAAGGCTTAACATACTAGGCCGCCCATTCAGAAATGGATGGGGCATACCGATTGAATTCAGGGGAAACCTAAGTCCAGAAGTGGATATGGCAATCCTGAGCGAAGCTAATTTGACCACCTCCCCTAACCATGTAATACATTAGTGTATTAGTTAGATAGGAGGCTTCCATGGCAAAACAACGATTCGGAAATGAATTACATCCGCTGTACACCCGGTGGCTATCCACCACGCAGCGATGCAGAAACCCAAACCACCCTAGTTACAAAAATTACGGGGCACGAGGCATAGCACTCTCCCCGGAACTTGAACGCTTTGAAGATTATCGAGACTACGTTTCCAGCTTGTCTGGGTACGATCCTGTAAACGCGACCCTAGATCGAATCAAAAATGATCTGGGTTACGAGAAAGGGAATCTTCGCTGGGTGCCTCACAGCACTCAGATAGCGAACCAGCGGTTTAGTGGAAAGGGGTTCAACAAGTACACCGGAGTAAACTGGAGCAAGACACATAAACGCTGGATAGCGCGTGTCACTCTGGAGGGTAAAACCCTATTCTCAAAAGTGTGCTTAACCGAATGTGAGGCGCTGGAAGCCAGGAACCAGTTCATTCAAGAACAAGGCCTGCCGCATACAATCCAGCAATGGACAAATTAGAACGTGCAACGACTATCCCGAGAGGGAGTAGGGCCAAGTGGCTCGAAGCGGTCGGCACCTTACCAGATCATACTGAAGGTGAAGATATAGTCTCTTCTGCATGGAAACATGCAGCAGTTCATAAGAGAACGGGCCAGGCTTAACGCACCTGGTCGAAGGTAAAGTGGGGCGACTTTGCCCAGTACTTCAAGACGCTCATGCAACAGCATGTAGCCAAGTCCACCAAGAACGTGATCTTCATCGCCCACACCAAAGACACTGTGAACGAATCCGAAATGATTCTGGAAACTTGTGTCCCGGTGAAAGGCGCACTGAAGAACAACGGCATCGAGAGCTACTTCACTGTAGTAATCGCCTCGAAGAAAGTTCCCTTGAAGAACTTGAAGGACTATTCTTCGCCGCTGTTGAACATCACTCCGGAAGAAGAAGCACTTGGTTTCAAGTATGTCTTCCAGACCAAACTGACAAAGGACACTGTAGGCGAACGTCTGCGTGGCCCACTCGGTTTGTTCGATACTTCCGAGACCTTCACCGACAACAACATGCAGGCGATCCTCGATCATCTGCATAAGTACTACGACTGATTCCAGTCACCCCCGGCGACAGTTCGCCAAGCTCCCACTCAATTCAACAAAAGGTAACTCTTATGTCCATGCTCGCTGCTCTGACTACTGACGACAACATCGCCGACGAGAAAGATTCCGTTGGTGGTTCCCGTGTTCGTGACTCGGGGCTGTACCCGATGAAAGTCGCACTGGCCTACGTCTCCAAGGCCAGCTCTGGTGCCCTGGCACTGAACGTCACCTTCAAGGATGACGACGGCGAAGTCCGCCAACAGTTCTGGATGACCTCCGGCACTGCCAAGGGCTGCAAGAACTACTACGAAGACAAGCAGGGTCAGAAGCACTACCTGCCGGGCTTCGTGCATGCCAACGCTCTGACCCTGCTCACCGTGGGCAAGGAGATCGGCCAGCTCGACACCGAGAAGAAGGTGGTCAACATCTACTCCTCGACCGAGAAAAAGGAAGTGCCGACCCAGGTCGACATGCTGATGGACCTGATCGGTCAGGAAGTCCTGGTTGGCCTGCTCAAGCAGACCGTCGACAAGACCGCGAAGGATGCTGCTGGCGTTTACCAGCCGACCGGTGAGACCCGCGACGAGAACGAAGTCGACAAGATCTTCCGTGCCCGCGACAAGATGACCACGGCAGAAATCCGTGCTCAGGCTGAACAGGCCAACTTCTTCGCCGTCTGGGAGCAGAAGTGGGCTGGCAAGGTCAAGGACAAGACCACCAAGGGTGCCAACACCGGTACTGCCGGTGCTCCGCGTCAAGCAGCTGCAGCCGGTGGCAACAGCCGTCCGACTACCAGCCTGTTCGGCGCTCAGGCGTAACACCCTCCTCCGCAACACCCCCAAGGGCCAGGCAACTGGCCCTTTTTCATTTCTGCTCACGAGGTGTACATGAGCGAAACCATCACCATCCAAACCCCCGATCAGTTCGCTGCCCTGATCACCATGTGGCATTCCAATAAGTTGGCACAGCTGCAGCAGATGATGCAGGTGCCGGATGACGTGGAAATCAGCCAGCCAGGCGAGAACGGCGAAGACGTGCCGATGACTGCCGAGCAGCGTGAAGGCTTCAAGGCCGGACTGATCGTGGCCAAGGCCCTGTTCGCTGAGCTGCCTTTCACAGGCATTCCTGATGAAGAAGCCCAGGCTCCGGCTGAAGGCGAAGTCCTGCAGGAGGCTGCCAATGGTTGACCCCATCGAGCAGGAGATCCTGGACAAGGGTCTGACCGCACCGCGCATCACGCCGGCTGACGTGGAAGCCAACATTGTTGGCGAGTACTTCTTCACCGCAATGGATGGTCACTACGGTGTTCTTCACAGAATGCCGGAAGGCTCTCTAGTATCGGCTGCGATGCCGAATCCGGCACTGGGTCTGCTGACCTTCTGCGTCCTGGTACTCAAGAACGGCTTCACCGTCACCGGTGAGTCGGCCTGTGCCAGCCCGGAGAACTTCGATGCTGAAGTGGGCCGGAAAATCGCTCGCCGCAATGCAGTGGACAAGATCTGGCCGCTGATGGGCTACGAGCTGAAGTCCAAGCTGCACCAGCTGGAGCAGTACTGATATGTTGAAACATTATCAGTGCCACAAGCGAGTACATGCGCAGCCGATGACTCGTGGTGAGTACAACATCTACCGTGGGTGGCAAATTCCGGAGAATGAAAATCCCGAAGATGCTGGCTACTTGGTGGTGTACAACCAGCACACTGCTGATCATTACGAGTCTTGGTCGCCCGAGGTCATCTTCGAGGACGGCTACAGCGAGCTACCGGCATGAGCCTGCTCCACGTTGTCGGGTTCGATCCGAGCCTGCGCAACTGGGGCATTGCAAAAGGAACGCTGCAAGTGGGGCTTCATGGCAGCCTCACGATCAATCACCTGGACGTGATCCAGCCAGTACTCCCCACCGGCAAGCAGGTTCGCCAGAACAGCCTGGATCTGGAGTCTGCCCGTCAGCTCTGTGCCCAGGCTCTGGCTGCGGCTAAGGGCGCTCACGCGATCTTCGTCGAGGTGCCGATCGGTAGCCAGTCTGCACGCGCAATGGCCTCCTATGGCATCTGCGTGGGCGTGTTGGGTGCTCTTCGAGCCAGCGGGATTCCCTTCTTCGAGGTCACTCCGACCGAGGTGAAGATGATCTCCGTGGGCAAGAAGACGGCCACCAAGAGCGAGATGATCCAGTGGGCGTACAACCGCCATCCGGAAGCCAAGTGGCCTACCTACAAGCAGCACGGACAGGACGTGATCAGCGAAGCCAAAGCTGAGCACATGGCCGATGCAGTAGCCGCAATACATGCTGGCCTGGCCAGCAACCAATTTCAACAGACGCTGCCGTTCCTGCGTGCAGCATGAGAGGACTCAATATGCTGATCAAACTGAAACAATCCGAGATCGAAGAAGCCCTGCGCGACTTCATCGTCAAGCAAGGCTTCAACCTCGATCGCAAGACCGTGGACATTTCGTTCACTGCCGGTCGTGGCGACAGCGGCATGACCGCTGACCTGGACATTCACGATGCTGCTGCCGTGATGGGCAGTGCCCAGTGCAGTCCGGTCTACGAAACCCAGGCTTCCACCTCTGGCAGCGTCGGTGGCGTAGAGGAAGCGACCCCAGCTCCCCAGCTGCATGTCGTGGAAACCTCGCCGGCTGCCGAAGACGTTCTGCCTGATCCTCAGGAAGAAGAAGAGCCTGTCGTTCAGAAGGCTAGCCTCTTCGGAGGCTAAGGCAGCTTCCCATGAAAGCCCTTAAGGGGATGCTCCTGGTACTGCTCGCAGTCATCCTCGTTGGGGGTTGTTATGTGGGCAGTGTGGTCCTGGGTTGGATGATGGCGATCCTGACGGTTGTCGGGATCGTTGTGTTGGTCGTGATCGTGTTGTTGCACGAGACCTTCACATACATAACCCAATCCAGTAAAAAGCCCAGTCGGAAGCGGTAACGCTTTCGCTGAGCCGGTGTGGCGTTCAACGCAAGTCGTCACACCCGTCCGGAAAGCTCGTGTCAGTTGGACGTTAAGCTACAGACGAGATGGCAGCCGGGAAAGACCGGCACCCTTCTCTATCAGAGAGTGCTTTGCTCGACAGCTCCTGCAGGCAATTGCCAGATCCTGGTGAAAGGTCCAGGTCCAAAGCATTCTTCCATACAGAAGAAAGCCCTCCGAAGAGGGCTTTTTCATCACTTGAACAGGTTCATCATTCCCTTGATGGTGGCCAGTTCATCCAGAGTGCCAGGGTACTGCAAGGCACCCCACTCCAGCGGATTACCCAGTCGGCCCCACATCGAGGAGTCGACGATGGTCTGCATGCCGCTCAGGTAGCTATCCAGGGTCACCATCATGATCGCCCGAGCCGGATGCTCCCGGAACATCTGCATGATCACCTTCTGAATCCGCAGGTAGTACTTGGTAAACATGAGCAAGCCCATGTCATTCAGGTACTGCATGTGGCGGTGCGATGGCACGTCGTAGTTGACGAAGCTGTCGGAGATCCGCTTCAACGCTTCCTGCTTGGACTTCGGTGCCTTCTTGTCACTGATAAGGTGCTGATACAGCGTGTAGCGAGCCACGAAGTCAGAGTACTGAGTGGCCTGGCTCATCGCCGTGTGCAGCGAAGTACCTGGAGCCATGTAGACGAACGCAGCCGCCTGCTTGACCGTGGGGTTGAGCTTGCTGGTGTAATGGTCCACCTTCTCCTTCAGCTTGCTGCGATAGGAGTAAGGATCTTCCTCCAAGGCCACGTCTTCGACGATGGTCGGCAACATCCCCGCATCAATCAGTTCCTTGGCCGGGTTACGCGCCAGGGAATCCTGCAATTGGCGAATACGCTGCTGTGCAGCCTTCGCATCCCCTGACGTGCCAGTCGACAATGCTGCTTCCAGACGGAACAGCTCTTCGGAATCCTTCCGATAGTTGACTGCACCACGCCACGCCACCCAGTGATTCCGCATCAGATCCTTGATCGGAACACCCTGCCACAACAGTACAGTCATGTTGCTGACCACGTTCCAGAACAGGGTCACACCCGACCGTATCACCACGATATCCTTCACTTCCTGTACCACCGCTTGCCAGAAGTTCTCTGCCTGGCGAACACGCAATGCCGCTTTCTTATCCAGCCGTAAGAAGTCTTCGGTGAACCAGACGAACATTTGTTCCAGCATGTTGCGTTCATCTTCCTGATGCTTGAGCAGGTTCTTCCAGCCCTTGGTCGTACGCTCCTCCTTGTCGAACATGTCGGCCAGGCTGTACTTGCGGTAACCGGCGATCAGGTCGATCTGATCGTTGCGCACCATCATGTTGTTGCCCTTCCACACCTGACGAATCACTTCCTGGGTGTGGTGGGGCAGCAGACGCCAGGTCTCTGCACCTTCGGCATCGCTGCTGTCCGGACCCACCATGATGTAGGCGTCACGACGATTGTCCTTGTCGGCATTCCACTGATCGAACAAGGCCTTGACCACCTCGGCGTTCTGCTCACGCGAGGCCTGCTTGTCGAACACGTTGCCATGCAGCGTACCCAGCAGCGTGTCGAACGCATTGGTTCGCTCCAGCAGGGAATCCCGTGCCTTGTTGCTCATCACGTAGCGGTAGTTGACGATCTCACCGGCAGCATTGAGGACCGGGACCATGTGGACCCCACCCATCGGCTTGCCCTGCTGAATCGCCATCTCCTCACGCACGCGCTTGGCATGAGCCAGTCGCTGAGTGACCTGGACGTTATGAGTGTTCAGGCTACCGGTGATCGTGTTGACGATCCCGCCATGCTTGCGACTGCCCTTGGCACGCTCACCTGTATAGGACAGGGCACCGGTCAGACGCTGCTGCATGCCCCGGCCCTTGAGGATGTAGAGGTGCTTGGCACGCTTGTCCAGGTCATCGGCATCCTGGTTCAACGGGTTGCCGACTACACGCTGGAAGCCCTGACGTACCAGTGCCGCACCATCTTCCTCGGTGGCTGCCAGTACCTCGGTGTGCGGGTTGTGGATCTCTGGTGTGTATCCCTTGGTGAACAAGGCCTCACTGTTCTCGAACAGCTTTTCCTTGGCTTCCTGCTGCATGGCACGGTGCATCTTCAGCACGAAGGTCACCCCGTTACCACCATCGGTACGCTGCAGCTCGGTCGCCAGGACGTTGGCGATCCGCTCCTTGTCCGACTCGTTGGCATTGGCCAGGGCGTACAGCGAAGCCAGCTGATCGATCAGCGGACGTACCCGATCCAGCTCAGCATCCGGAACGCTGTGTGCATCCTTGGTGCCCAGCATGCGAGCGATGTTGTCCGCGTTGAGCATCAGGTTGTCGATCGACGCCTTGCCGGTGGCCATGTACTTGCCCAATGCCTCGGCACGACGCAGGTACATCGCGGCATGCGTCGAGGTCTTGAGCTGCTTGCCCAGTTCAGCGATCCGCTGCTGCAGGCTGCCGTTGGGACTCAACAGGTGCTGCAGCTCCTCCAGCGAGTAGCCGTAATCCAGCAGTGAAGCCAGATCAGCACGCAGCAGCAGAGCCATGGCGTCTTTGTCCTTGGCAGTCAAGTCTTTGCCTTTGTTGGCAAAGCTCTCCAAGGCAGTGTCACGAGTCCAGTTGATCAGGTGCTTACGCTCCTGTTCGTTGCGCTTGGCGAAGTTGAGCAGGGCCAGCATGATCTCGTTCGGCCCTTTCATCTCGTTGAACATGCCAGCCATCAGACCCTGGCGACCCTTGAACAGACGGTCACGCAGCTGGTTACCGGCATCCACCACCGCTTCCAGGCGGTCATCGGCAGCCAGACTAGCCACTCGACCCATCAGACGAACACCGCTGACCTTCGAGTTTCGCACCATGTCCGACTTGGCCACCTGATCGATCATGTCCTTGGCCTTGCCCTGAACACCGGCTAGGGCGTTCTCAGCCATCTCGATCCACTGGTTGTTCGGACGAGCAGCCTTCTCCCGGTACTTGGCCTCGATATCCACCAGCTCACCGACCAGGGTCTTGAGCTTGTCGTTGGCCTGCTGACCGGCATAGGTGTGCGTCCACTTGCCAGCCAGGTAGGCCATGGCACGCTCAACCAGAGCCTGCAGACGCTCAAGCCAGGTCAGATCACGCAGCACACGAGTGTCTTGCTGAGTGGATCGATCCAGCAGCTTCCACAGCGGACGGTAGGCCAGACCCAGTGCAGCGAAGCGGCTCAGGTAGTCGGACTGCCCTTCCCCGTCCGGGATCTCCAGGAAGAACTCACGCAGGGCCTTGGCCTCTGCCTTCTGTTCATCACTGGCCTGGGTCCAGTCGCCATCGAAGAATGCCGATACCGGCAGCGAGGCCTTGATCTCGTTGTACAGTCCCTTCAGCTCGCGGTAGACCAGCGAGGACGAACGATCCTTCGATTCCAGGGCAGTACGCAGGGCGACTTCAATGCTCTCGGCCAGGAACGCTTCCTGATCGGACAGCTTCACCACGTCACTGAGTTTGGCAGCGAATGGTGCCTTGCCAGTCGCCAGAGCCTTGAGGAAACGCTCACGGGCACCGATCGCCTGATCGTCCAGAGCTTCCAGACGCACGGCACCAAACGGACCATGCAGCGGACGCACCACCTTATCCAGCAGATCACGCAGGTGGCTCTCGAAGCCCACATCGAGCGGCTGCTCGGTGTTACGCAGGCCATCGAACAGATCGGCCACATCCATATCCAGGACCGGATCTTCCATGGCCAGCGTGCGTTGAGTGCCCACGGTTTCACGCGCCTGCTCAGCGGTCGCCATCAGACCGGAGACATTGGCCAGCAGCGTCTTCAAGCCAGTGACCTGGATCTTCTGTGCCGACTTGTCCGAACCACGGAACAGAATGTCACGCAGCACGTTGGTCAGTGCTTCCATGGCCTTGACCAGCACGTTGCGCGAGGTCTTGGTCTGCACAGTGAACTGGTTCAACACATCACGCTGGAAACCCTGGTTGGTCATGCCCCAGGCCACGAACTCCTGCACGTTGGCCAGAGCATTACTGTACCGCCGAGCCAGTTCAGGCTTATCGGCCACATGCTGACGACTACGCTCCAGCAACACACCTAGTTCAGCCACCAGTTCAGCCGTATCCGGCAGAGGCTTGCCCTGCTCGGCCAGATCGATGGTACGTGCCACCACCGAGTGAACCAGCTCGTGCATCAGCAGCTCGGTCGTCACACCCGAACGACGGAACGCATCGCTCTTGATGTACAGCGTGTCCATCGAATCGCTGAAGCTGTAGAGACCACGGGCAGACTGTGCCTGCTTCTCGGCCACACCTTCCGGGATCGCCATCTCAGGCGTGACATAGACGATCTTCATCGCCGGATTGACGTGCTTGGCCAGGGCTTTCCACAGTTCGCGGTTGAACTCCTGAGTCCGTCCGGTGCCGGTCGCTTCGATACGCGCACGCAGGACCTTCAGTACGTCCTTGAGCGAAGGCTGAGGGTTGCTCTTGAAGAACTGAACCAGCTCACTGTCATGCTCGATCGGCGACTTGCCCAACTCACCCCAGGCACTGGTGGTTACAACAGGATCTTCCTGACGCTCAGGAATACCCAGATCGGCATCATCGACCAGAGTAGGTTCGCTCTGTACCACTGGAGCCGGCTTTGCCTGCGCAGTCTTCTGTCCAAGCAGCGCATCGATCTGCTTTGCTGCCTCAGTGGCTGCCGCATCCTTAGGACGCTTTTTGCGTTCCTCCAGCTTCTGCTGAGCCTTCTCACGATCCTGATCGGTAACCTTGTAGGCACCGCCTTCGAAAGCGTACTGGTCGACTGCCTGCAAGTTGGCCAGGATCTCCAGCTTCATGGATTCGGCAGCCATTGCGGTAGCGCGGAGCCGATCCAGCTGGTACTCGATTATACCTTTACCGCTATCGGCCATAAGGTCGTATTCAAAGTTGCTCAGCGAAGCGACCTTCTTGGTCAGCAGCGAAGCCACGCCAGCGTTCAAGGCTGCATCGTTTTCCTGAGCCAGTGCATCCGCCAGGCCTTTGATCGAACGCTCCAGGGTGGCCAGCATCTGGTCCATTGGTGAGTATTCCAGCGCCTGCAGAAAGGTCTGCTTGTTCAGGCTACGGGCACCCGCATGTACATCCTTCAGTCCGTAGATACGGGCATCGTGGACGTTGATCGAATCCACCTCGGCACCGGCATTGATCGAGATCGCCGCATCAGTCGAGTGGACCGAACCCACGGCACCGGATACACCTGGTTCTTTTTCACCAGTCTTGTAACCAAAGGCTTGTAGGCCGGCCATGGGCTTCTTGCCCTTCTTACCAAACTTCACTTCGTTGCGATAAGCGATTTCGTTGCTAAGGCCTTTGTCCCGTTGGGCCAGACGCATACCAGCCTGCAGCTGATCGCTGGCACTGGAGAATGCGGTGTGCAGGATCGGAGCCACATCAGTCAGCGAAGCCTGCAGCTCAGCTTCCTGCTTGTTGGTCAGGTCATGCAGCGGAACACCCTTGGCGTCCGTAGCCATCTTGCCTTCGGCGATCAGTTGCTCGATCAGGGCACGACGCTTGGACTGATACAGCTGCTGGTACAGGTCGAATGCCAGGTTGGCAGCCTGGTTGAAGGCATGACGACGCTCGGTGAACGGGCCAAAGGCTTCCTTGATGGTGGCCGTGATATCGCTACCCAGCGTGCTCAGGTAGGTGGACTTCAACGCCTTGAACTGCTGGTTCGTGAAGGTGAATTCCATCGCCTTCTCGATCGGCATATTTACGTCCAACTCTGCAGCCGCCTTCTCATCAGCCTTGCTTATTAGCAGACGAACAGATGACAGCAGTGGTTGCAGCTCCAGCTTGGACTTGCCTGCCGAGATCTCCTGGATGTGGTCGTAGACCTGCTGAATGAAATCCTCAGCCATGGTTTCGACGGTCTTACCCAGACCTTCACCGTAACCACTTTTGGTCACCGGAGGCTTCATCAGATTACGGCCAGCCTTGGTAGGCGAGCCTTTGTCGTCCAGACTGCCAGTGACGTAGAACAGTGCGCTGTACATGGGCTGCAGCTTCTTGTCCTGCCACTTCTTCTGCACCACCTTGTTCAGGTCGATAGCGGTCGACTCGTACAGGTCACTCTGACCGGGTGCTGCACGCCACAGGTTGTATTGTTCGAAAGCGTTGCCGTTCTCGAAGAATCCACCCTTGTTCAGTCGAGTCATCGCATCCTTCAGCGAACCAAAGGCACCGAACAGCAGGTGACCCAGCATCGGACCATTGGTCACGCCGTCCACTTCGGCCAGCAGCATGGTGGTGAACTTCTGCTGCCCAGCCTCACGGGCGTTCTCGTAGGTGGCCTGGGCTACCAGCGAGGACAGCGAATGGAAGTTCTCACCCCCAGCCTTCACGCCTTCGACGATCGCCTGCTGCTCGCCTGAGGTCAGGTCCTGATCCAGCAAAGCCTTACGCAGGGCAGCCACTGCATTCTGGTACACCGGCTTCTGCATCTCGGCTTCGTAGGCAGCCAGCGAACGCTTGTTGTCCTGCTTGTCGGTCTTCACACCCAGACCTTCAGCCACACGCAGTTTGAACACATCCAGATTCGTCTGGTCGTCGTCAGTCCAGCGAACTACGGTTTCAGCGCTCTGCTTGCCAATGACGAAGCGATGAATCTTGCTGGTTTGTGGGTTGATGGCCGAATCCAGGCCCACACGATCATTCTTCCAGGCACTCGGCATCAGGTAGAACTTGGTGTCCTGGCCAGCCTTCTGACGGCTGAGATCGCCCACGAACGCCACCAGACGTTCCCATTCGCGCATCAGGCCCTGGTTCTTGGCAGTCACACCGTCACGGTTGGTTTTGTGCACGGTTTCCAGCGCTTCCTGCTGCACACCTGCCATCTGCAGAATCATTGCCGGGTCGGTGAACTTCTCCAGCACGGCCCACATGTCTTTCTGCAGGATGTAGGGAGCCTTGGCTTCCTTCTCCAGGGCAGCACGCTCCTTGTCGGAGATCGGCTTGGTGGAGTTGTTCGCCATTTTCTGGTCGTACTTCAGGGGTTTGAAGCTCGGTTCACGAGGGCCTGTTTCGATGCCGAACAGCTTGGTGAACAGACCGCCTGTGTTCTTGCTGGCATCACGGATCTCCTGAGCTTCCTGAGTCAGGGCACCGTTCTTGTTGGTCACGAAGCGGATGAAGGTAACCTCATGCTTCCGCGCTTTAATCAACTTGTCGATGGCCTCCATGTCTTCTTTAGTCTTGGCAACTGCACGCATGGCCTTGATCTGGCCATTGAAGTCCACGCCCTTGAGGTCATCCAGCTCACCTTTGGTGAGGGTGGTCTGCTCGACAATGCCCTGATCCAGCAGCAGAGCCAGTGCCTGAGCACCCAGGGCTACCTCCAGCTTGGCCTTCTCGCTCTGCGAGGCATCACCCTTGAGCTGATAACCCAGCGACTGCACCACGGCCTGACCCAGCGAGTTGATCATGGCACTGCGCAGTGTGCCGATCTTGCGCAGCTTCTGGTTGGCTGCCGGGGTGATCGAGGCATCCTTGTCCTTGCCCAGGATCTTGTTGATGGTGGTGTTGTCGTTCAGCGTCTGACCGCCGTTGTCAGCCACATGAGCAAACGCAGCAGCCGCAATGGCGGTCTTCACGTTCTCAGCCACCTGCCCCTGCTCATCCTGCAGGTACTGGGTGTAGTCGTTGTAGTAGTGATCCCGTGCGTCGGTCTTGTGACCGGCCTGAGTGGTCCGCTTGAAGAAGTTGCCTTCGATGGTCGGCATCCAGGCCTTGGCCGTACGGATGAACGCACTCGGCAGCCCAAGCTGCTCTTCACTCAGGTCTTCCTGCTGCACGTAATCCAGGGTGTTCACTTCGCCCTGGCTGAGCTTGGTCAGGAAGTTCTCGGTGGCCACCAGCGGACGCTGGGTCCCTGTCTTGGCATTACCGGGCTGCTGAGAGAACAGACGCTTGAGGTTGTTCGTCTTGCGGTACTTCACCGCTTCCGGAGCATCTTCGGCAATACCAGCTTCCTGCTCCGGTGTCTGGACTGGAGCCTTCTGTTCAACAGGCTCAACGGCCTGAGGGGCAGCAGCCTCCGGCTGATTTACGGTTGTTTGTACCGGTGCAGCCGACTTCATGGCGTACAGCGCCTGCAGCGATTGCAGGCTGGCTTCCAGGGCTTCGGTTTCCTGAGCGATACGCGCAACGTAGTCACCCGACCCACCGTGGATGCTCATTGCACCCATGTCGCGGGTTTCGTCGTAACTGTACTTGCGGTCAGCAGGGACCCAGGTTCCCGAACGGGTAGGCAACCACTGCTGCTCATCCCGAGTACCAGCCACTTCATCGAAGGCTTTCTGAGCCACAGCCAGCTTGGCCTTGCGCGATTCCACGAACTTGGCCAGGCCATCGATCTCGTGCTGAGCCGCTTCCAGATCAGGAGTCTTGTAGGCCAGAGCACGACGCACGTTGCTGCTGTACTCGTTGAGGCCCTTGTACCCCTCCTTCGGATTGCCGTTGAAGATATCGCTGTTGACGCCTTCCAGGCCTTTGACCTGGTGAGCCAGTGCCTTGGCCTTGGCGAAGGTACGCAGTACGACACGCTCAGGCTCGGTGAGGCTGTTGGCCATGTTGCTGGCCAGGCGAGTAGCCACCTCCGCATCCAAGGCTTCTGGCGATTCCATGGCCAGGGAGACCACACGCTCGGCTGCCTTACGGGCAGTCTGCTGGACTTCAGGGGTAACGTTCTCGAGTACGGTATCGGCCAGCTCGATCTGCGAGGACAGATCCTGCTTCTCCGGTTCCATCAGCTGAGTGATCGAGGCCTCTGCCTGCTTCACCTGATCCAGCTGCTTGGCCAGCGCTTCTTTACGCTCGGCAGCCGGCACGTCCTGCAGACCCAGTGCAGCACGAATGGCAGTCAGCGATTCGGTGGCCTGAGCCAGCAAAGCCTCCAGTTGAGGCTGCTGCTCTTGAGGCGCCGATTCCATGCGCTGCTGAATACGTTCCACATGGGATTCAGCCTTGGCTTCGTCTTCCAGGGCCGAACGGATCTCACCCAGCTTGGCCAGGTTGTCCTGACGGACCTGAGCGTCCTCGTTCTTCAGGCTGTGTTCTGCCAGAGCCTTGGCTGCTTTCTCCGGTGCGTAGGCGCCCGGTTGCAACAGCGAGGACACGTTGCCGGTCTCACTGGCCTTCTCGACTTCCGGTTCCTTCTTCTCGCCGGTACTACCCAACAGATCTGCTGGCGCCTTGGATGCAGCAGCCGTAGCACCACCGGCTGCAAAACCCAGCAGAGCACCTTCGGCAATGTCCATGGGCGAGGCTTCACGGTTCTTGATCTCGCCTTCCTGATACGTCTGGAAGGCTTCGGTCACCGCTTCGGTTGCACCCGTACCCAGCACCGTGCTGGCAGCCTTCGCAGGCTTGGCCAGTACACCAGCTGCCTTCTCCGGCAGAACTTTGGAAGCCAGGTCACCTACTGCATCGGCGGCTTTGCCCGAAGTCTTGGTCACCGGGGAAGTCAGCGTCTTGAGTACCTGGGTGTCAGCAATGTGCTCGGCAGCAGCCAGGCTACCGGCACGCAGCAACATCTCACGGAACTCACTGCCTGTCGGGCGAGCACCGTCATTGTCCTGCTCGTAGTTGTCCATGCCCTGACGGAGTTCATCCAGAGCATATCCAGCGTTGGATACAGCCATCGGCAGTTTGCCGGCTACACCCACTGCCAGTTGAGGGGCGTTTTCCAAGGCATAGGTGGCTGAGGCTACCGGGTGCTGGATAGCGTTTTCAGCGATCTCGTACGCAACCTTTGGCAAGGCCCAGCCTGCGCCTTTGACCGCTTCACCATACTCACCCTGCTTGATCTGGTCCCAGGCCTGAGCCAGACGATCTACGGCAGGACCGGCCTCTTCCTTGAATGCTTCGCTCAGCGGTTCACGCTGGGGCGCGTCGATGGCACCCTTCCAGTCGAAGAGATCCATTACCCCACGAGTACCTTCACGCAGATAATCCGCACGCCCCAACCCTTGCTGGTTAGTGGTGAAGAGATCCTGCTTTTGGTTAAGCAACGCCATATCAGCTTCGCTAGCCTGGCCTTGCTTGAAGCGGGTATATGCTGCTTTCACTTCGTCGCTGGTGCCCAGTTCCTGAATGGCAGCCAAGGTGTTCGGGGCAGCGGTCAGTACAGTACCAGCCAGATAGCCGGCACCTGCTGTGAGCAGGGCTCCACCGTCAATCACACCTGCAGTAAAACTGTCAGGGTCAACGCCACTACGACCGACCCAGCTGTTGTCGAAGGCTTCCTGCTTCTGAGCACGTTTGGCCATGTACTCGGCATTCTCTGCCTGGATACCAACCACACGTTGTGTATGTTCAGCTGCCAAGGAACCCGGCTGAATTCCCTGAGGCTTCCGAGCCTCTAGCAATTGACGTTTCAATTCACTGGCTTGTGCCAGCTGGTTTTTCTTAACGTCCGTTAAAGAGTCGCCCAGTTTAGCTTCAGGGAATTCGGCCATTATGTTTCCTACTTACTTTGGAGGGGGGCGCTTTAGCGCATTCCGGATATTCAGCGTACCTTGCAGTTCCCTCTGCTTACTTGCCTTCGCAGACTCTGCAGTCCGTAAGCGTTCCTGATAACCCTGGTAAGTTACGAAGTCGTTGTAAACTTCGTCCATGATATCGGATAACTTTCCTGTATCCAGCGAAACTTCTCCAGGCCCCCACGGATCGTAAGTACCAACACGACGCAGACTTTCTTGAACTACCGCCCCCAAGTTTACATCGTCCCCTAACTTCCGCTTCTGTCGGAACTCTGCAACTTTCCTACGAATAGTGTTCGCAGTGTTTTTTTCATCACCAGGCGTGCGTTTTACAGCCTCGCTAATCGCAGTCCCCTCGGTAACTTTGTCCTGCTCTGCTTGAGCAAATACAGGCTTACTGCTGACATACTCTTTGGCCAAACTGATTTCCGCATCAAACGGAGCCAGTTCTTTCTGAATGGCCTCATCCTGTTCCGGCGTAATACCGGTGGCCTTGGTATATAGCTGAGCCAATTGCCCAAGACCTTTATCCCGAAGTTCCGCAGGCAGGTCCTGAGAAATTTGCAGGTAATTGTCTCGGGCAGTAGCCAGATCAGTCGCACCCTGCAATGCCTGAGACGCCAGAGCTGAAGCTGCACGCTCCTGCAGAACGTAGTCCTGATTGGTTTTGGCGAACTGCATGCGTTGGCTGGATTCAGCCAGCTGGGCATTGGTACGAGCAGCTTCCAGACCCAGACGGCTCTTTGCATTGCCAATCTGCTCAACCGTCTGATGGTCACCCAGCAAGGACTTGCGGATATCCACCAGGCCCTGTGCAGCATTCGCCTGACCTCGTTCACTAAGGCCTGACTGCGAAAGTCTCTGCTCCATCTGGTTCAGTTGAGCTTCAACCTGCTTCGGATCACCGATATCGATCTTGCGTGCTTCAGCCAGGAAGCCATTCAGGATCGGCGCGTCTCTGTGATCCTGGGCTGTGTTGTCGTAGGTCATCCGATTGGTGGCTTGCTGACGCAGGAAATCCCCTCGGGTATCCAGAGCATTACGCACAGCCGAACGATCGATCTGGGCACCGTACTGGGTCAGTTCCTGACGTAGTTGCCCGGATGCTTGCAAGGCTTCCATTTCTTCAGGCGTACGGACCTGACTCAACCGATCAAGGGCAGCCTGGGTGTTCTGCTCTTTGCCTGCGTCCCAGTTGGCCTTCTCCTGGCCCTGGTACTGTTTGAGTACATCCTGTAGTCCCTGGAAGCCATCCGTCATGGACCGCTGGGCATCACGCATACCCATCATGGAAACCATTTGGTTTCCGCCTTCAATATTTCGCCAGGTGATCGCCATTTATTTGATCCTGTTCTGGTTCATGTAATCACCTACGGATTGGTAGGCTCCTGAGTTGGAAGCCACACGCGCACGCTGACGATCTTCCAATTGTGAGTTGGTCAGCGTTCGTTGAGCTGCATAGTTCTGTTCGTACTGGCGTTTGTTTTCTTTTAGTGCGTCCTTGGCCAGACCGTACTGTTTCATACCCATCCAGGAATTACCTAACGCACTGGCCGCGCCCAAGGCCAGGCCGCCCCAACCTTGTTGTTGATCACCATTCTGGTTGGTGTATCCAAGCATGGACTGCATGAAGGTAGGGTCAAGTACCCCCCCTCCCCCCGATGCAACTGGGTTAAAGCCAGGTTGGGCTGCAACAGCCTGCTGCCAACTAGCAGGGGCGAGAGTTGAGTATGCTGTGGTCTGGGGGGTATCGCCCCCGAAGGACATAAGGTTTTTAAGCCATTCCATGTTGCTACCTATTGGTGGACTAAACAGAACTACAGTTTAGGCACAATCAATTCAGGCACCAAAAGAAAAGCCCCCAACAAAGGGGGCTTGGCTGCAAGTATCTTTTCAGTAGGACGTACAGTGTGTCTGCCCAAAGTAGGTAGAGCAGTTTGTCTGCCTGGGGGTACTCAGTTGCGCTGGATTGCTCAGCTGCCTTGCTTGTTTAGATTCTTGCTCCATTTGTGTTGTTTTAATAAATACAGTGTATCGCGCACAATCCGCTTCCTGTACAGGATTCAAAGCGGATTTCGCCTCGTTAATTCGAAAGTTCAGCTTTGCCGGATCGTGGTAGGTCTGTTGTTTATACATCCTTACTAAGTACATACCTGTTGCACTGATGTCGCTATCCATAAGTCCTGCTTGATGGCACAGAGTTGTCATAGTTTCATTCAAGGCCATAGTTACATACCACTGATCTGGAGCATCTTGGGCAGGAGAAGCACACCCCACCAACATCCCAGTTACCAAACTAAACATCACCCCTTTGAGCAAATCCATTTCCTTACTCCAAGATCAGACCAATACCTAAAAGAACCAAAGCTACTGCTATTAACATAAGAATCAACTTTCTAAAGAAACCCGCTTCGCTACCTCCAGCGCGAACAGCCCGCCGTATGCCGGAAATCATAGCCAAACCGGCAACGACGGAAAGAATACCCAAAAACCACATGACTGCTTCTCCTTTGTGTGATGGCTCAATGCTCCCACAGTCATGCAGGGATAGGTAGGGGTCAGGCTTCCAATGTCTCCAGACCCATCAGTGACTCGGTGATCCTAGGCAACGTAAGCGATTGCTGGACGTACTGAGGGATCACGTCGAGCGAAGCGATACCTATGTTCCCGGAATGTACTGTGCGGTTATACATATCTTGAGGCTCTTCCCCCCAGATGATCATAGGCTGCTCTCCTATGAACTCGAATGGGTCTACCAGAGTCTTCATGTCCAGGAGCTTACGCACCTCCTCAAGCTCCGCAATCTGGGTTTCTTTGAATAACTCAAATTCTTGAAATTCCTTGTTGTACGCTTCCATCCGTTCAGTCTGATGAACCCCCATACCTGCTTTGGCCAGGTTCGTGCCCAACTGGACAAAGTTATTGGCCACTGCTGATTTAACAGCTTCCATGGATACAGTACCTGCTTTACTGAAAGCCTGCCAGCCTCCATAAGCAATCAGCGCAACAGCCACAACCATGGCCCACTCAGCCCCCACCGCTTCAGCAAACAACTGGATGGCTTGACTGATGGCGAACTGGATCACAATCACCGTAAGGATGGCGATAACCAGATACATCGTCCCCATGGCAGCAATAGCCGCCCATAAGGCTGCGCCTCCTGGTGGGTAAATGATCGTGAGCACGATAGCTACCACGATCATCACAATCTTGAACCACCCTGATTGATACCACTTGGTCTTGGTAGTTATCCGGGTGTTGAAGACATTATGGAGAGAACGGGAGTACAGCATTTCTCTTTCAGGTAGAGAAAAAAGTCCTGCAATCGATCGATCCAGAGGTATAAGAAGGTTATCCGACTCCCCTGCAGCAGAAGTCATCTTCCCTCGCCAAATGTCGTAATAGACCTTTAACCCGTATACACGTATCTCCTCGTATATTCCTTTAGATACCTGTTTGCAGTAACTGTGGTACGGAATCGTAACGACACGTTCTGTTTGGATACCTTCTGAATCGAAGTATTTTTCTGAAAGAGATACTTTCCCAAGAGAGCCTGAGTATTTTCCGACAGGACCTATAACCCCTGCTCTTTTTTTGCGAGAAATACCTTGGTACTTAAAGGACATGCGGAACTCTTTATCTCTGAGTTCAACCGCCTGTTTAGCACGAACTGTAAACCCCTCAAATTCCGCTGGGTTATCAAGATACTCTTTTAACACCCCGTTACTTCCGTAATACATCACACTGAAATACTCATACAAGTACTTCAGATCTATTTGATCCTGGCTGTTGGCGGCTACTGCCATAATGACCATAGCCTGTTCAATATCCCCAATATCAGGGTTACTGTTAATGGCCTTACCCATTTCCAGATAGTCCATACCGATGATCTTGCAGAGTTTCTTAGAGGACTTGTACGCATCAGTTTGCCGGTACTTTTCGTGAACCCTATTCTGTTTATCGTGACGGTAGTAAATCCAGGGAAAGTAAGTACCCCCTTCCTCAAAATCGGTCTTATATATCGAATCCACCTGAGGAAGCTCACCAGACCCATTTCGATAGGTCCAGTAACCCACCCTGCCAGAAGCTGTTGTGTAGCGTACTTGGTGGTACTCACCGTCCTGATCCGGATGGGTATCTTCAACCCGAATACCGAACACCCCTCGTGCAGGGGCTATCGGAGAAGAAGAATTCCCAGGTTGTTCTGGTTGATATATGAAGTGGACCTCAACCAGGTCCTCCGTCGCAGCGTTACTAACCTTATAAGGCGTATGGTTAACGTAGGCAGACAGGATTCCTGCACGCTCAGGAGTGTATCCACTGTTAGGGGGCACCCCCCATACACTCAACACACCCGAATCTGCCTGATTGAAAGTTTGTTGTGAGTACACGGCTACCATGTCATCCAGGTACACAGGAACCCCTTCCTGAGCACTTAGGGCACGTATCTCGTTGGTTGTAGGGTTATAGCCATAGTGGTTCACCAAGACTTCCCAGCCAACGTGCGTGTTATTGATAGGGGCAAACTCGTAATAATCGAGCGTAACAGGTTCACCTATCTGAGCTTCGATAGTCTGTTTAACCACATCACGTCCTTGGGTTGCAGTTAATCCCCTTGCAATAGGCAACCCGTAATAATACTTACCTCTCTCAGCAAAGCGGTACATTCGGTCAGCTCGAATAGCGAGACTTTCCACCAAACCATTAAGAATGTAACTGGAAATCTGGCTACCATCTTTCAAGATGTATTTTAGGACCGCAGCCTTTACCGTCTCAGGTAATTGTTCGTCTTCAATTACCCGCTGAACAGTGGTAGCCACTTTTGTTTTCTTTTTACTGCTGAACAGTCCCATACATACCTCCAAAAGAAAGGGAGCCAATAGGCTCCCTGTTCTAGTACTACCTGTCTAATTAGGCATTGATGCCTGCTAGCAACTTGGATACAGCCCGCCCAATGGTTGCATCATTGAGCATGTTGGTTCCGTCCGCCACGGTTGCATCATCGGTAGTACGCCGCACGTTCCAGGTATCAATCAGGGCTTTGGCCGTCTTCTGCTCGGCATCCCTTTGGAAGCCCTCCGTCTGAGCCTTGTAAAGCATCTTCTGGCGACCTACCACACTGTCATCATCGACGCCTGCACCAACCGTCTGTGCCCGTTCGGTGATCTTCTTCTGAGCCAGCAAACCAGTCTCTTCGGTGGTCTTCAGGCGTTGTTCCAGAAGGAGGTCGTACTCAGCCTTGAGCTTGCAGACGGTCGCTTCCAGTACCCGGTTTTCCACTTCAGCATTAACGATCTGCTGGCGAATCAGATCGATTTGCGCCTGGATCAGGTCCGCCTCCCGCGCATACTTATCCTTCTGTAGAAGGAACTGCACCGAAGACTCCAGAATGGCCGTCAGGGAGCCAAGATACACCTGTGAGTACTCAGCCCCTCGGATACGGTTCTTGTTCCACTCCTCATCCAGGTGACCCTTGGCTGCTTTCATCAGTACGTCGAAAGCACCCGTCCCAGTGACCTTGGCTTCGGTCAAATCCGAAAGAGGAACCCTGTTAATCGTAGTGACGGACATACCCAGACCCCTTCAGATTACAGGCCACCGGCCATTGCTTGACGCTGAGCCAGCTCATGCAGCTCTTCCTTGGTCAGCGGAGGCATAACCTCGATGGCGAATTCCTTGATCAGCTTGCCCTTACGGACTTTCTTGCCACCTGGCAGCGTGACGGTGTGGAACACCTGGCACTGACGCTGAGCCAGCTGGTTGTAGATGATCTTAGGCACATGCCAGCCGTCGTCGGCATTGAACGGCACGTACTTCTTGTGAGTACCGGCATAGCGGTTACCCGCAGTGATGATCTCGCCTTCCCATTCGGTCTTGAACGGGTTCATGCAGGTAACGCGAATACGCACCAAGGCACTGGCTTCATCACGCAGACGCTTGCGGCGCTGACCTTCAGTTTCCTCGGCAGCCGCTACGCTCGAAGCGTCCGCGACCGGCGCTTCGCCTTCGGCGAGCTTGGCCGCTACCTTCTCGCGCAGCTTGTCCACGCCAATATTGGGGTGGTAGCTGACACCGAGCAGATCGGCACGGGCCTTCAGAGTGGTCAGCTCATCAGGTACTTGAAGATCATCATCGTGTTCGAAATCGGACATTGCTTAACTCCAGCAGAAGAAGTGGGGGCAGTTGCCTGCCCCCTGGTTACCGCAGTGGTTAGATCTTCGCGGCGGTCTTGATCAGACCGATACGCTCCGGACGCAGGACCATGAAGCCGTAGTACCACTTGATCGACATGAAGCCGGTCTCGCCGTACGGATCGTTGCGGTCAGCGGTCTGCTCACCCGGCTTCTTGTGGTAGATCTTGAACTTCACGCTCTTACCATCGGTGCTGAAGCCGATGGTGGTGAAGGACTCACTACCGATGACCAGCATCGGGAACACGTCGAACTTGTCGTTCGAGGTGTAGTGCAGAGCGTCGCCAGCAGCAGCAGCACCCGCGCCGGCCCACTTCAGCATTTCCGGCACGATGACGATGCGGAACTGATCGATGGTGCCGATCTCGCCGGTCAGGGTCTGACCACCAGCTGCGTACTTCTCGATGGAGATGAACGCCGGGTTGCCATGCAGATCCTTCATGCCCTTGAGGGTCGGGATCAGCTCGGAGCCGCAGTACAGAACACGAGCACCCTGGATGGTGGCGGTATCAACCATGCGAGTACCGGTGATCATCTTGGTGTGCTTCGGTGTACGGTTGTTGTCCAGGTCGATCGACAGACGCATCAGATCGCCGAACTCAACCAGATCGGTGCCGTCGATCTCGCTGTTCTGGGTTGCACCACCGGCATAGCGGATCACGCCAGCCGAGTTCAGCAGGTCGATCTGCAGAGCGTCTTCGGTGATCTCGTTGGCACCGTTGAGCATCTCGCGGTTGATGTGCTGCAGCAGCTCAGCATCGGTATCGAAGTCCAGGGATTCCTGGGTGTATTCGTCGAAGAAGCCGAACTTCTCGAACGAACCTTCGAGTTCCTTACGCTTGAAGCCAACACGGTTCACGCGGCCACCGGTCTCGGAGAGCACGGGCAGCTTGTCGGTGATGGTGCCCACGTCCTTGCTGGAACCGTACAGGTTACCGTTGGCTATGGTCACGCCAGCAGCATCGATGCCCTGGTCGTTGATGTTCGCGTCATCCAGCAGCGGGATGTAGTGGTAACGCTTGATCTTCTTGCCCATGTTCTTGGGCATCGAAGTGGTATCAGCGAGCTGGCTGAAGTACTGCTCTTTACGAGCTTCGATCAGCGCCTGCTTGATCCAGTGGAACGTGTTGAACTGGTTACCAACCGAGGACGCATCACCACCGGCAGGATCGTTGTATTGCATACCCATAAAGACACCTCGTCGTTACATGAATTTGGGATTAACCAACTTGCTGAACTCTTCATCGCTCAATGCCAGAGGATTGAACTCCGGCTGCTTGGCGACTGGAGCCGCAGGTCTTGGTGAGCTGGCAGCTCGCTTCTTGTCACGTAGGTCGGGTTCGGGTGCTTTCTCGGCAGCAGGGACTGGCTCCTTCACGGGTACTGGATCGACCGGTGCTTGTTGTTTGAACAAGTGGGCGAAACCATTACGTGCTTGGATGCTGTCACCAACTTTGTGATAGGCATCGATATCCGACAAACCATTCAAGCGTCCAAACATGCGCTCGCGTTCGATCTCGCTATTGATCAGGTCATACACGCCACTGGCCATGTGGTCGTTAATCACTTTCAACAGTTGGGGATTGTTCGCAACCACCTGTTTACTGGCAGCATCCCACTTGTTGCTAACGACGCTGACTGTCTTGGAGTACGACGGTGTGTCCTGGATTTCTTCCAGCACCGTGTCCAGTTCAATTTCACGTTCATCAACAGTGTAAGTGTTGGGTGCGTACTCTTTCGCTTTATCTACGTCTACATCCAGTGGATCAATTCCACTGTCCTTGAGCAACTTACTGATTGCCGCTGGGTTCTTCTTGTCCAGATCAATCAGGAAGCCGATCTTCTCTTCACTCAGGAGATTATTGTTCTCCAGAAGTTTAAGCAATTTCAAATTGGGTTTCAGGGCAGCCATTTTCTTATTGTAATTAGCACCCATCTGCATAAGAGCAACTGCGTCGTCGACATTATCGACAACCATCTCTTTTCCGTTCGCCTTGAATGGTGCGAATAGCTTATCGACGATTGCTTTGTGATCGACCGGCTGTACTGGTTCATCTGATGCCGGTTTGTCCTTGGGTTCTTCTGGCTTGTCTGCAGGAACTTCGGGTTCCTTGCCGCTGACCGGCTCTTCTTCGTCGGTCTGGGTGTCCGGTTCAGGCTTGGCTTCTTGTTCAGTGCCCTGGTCATCTTCTTCTTCTTCCTCGGTAACAGGAACATCAGCCGGTTTAACTTCCGGCTCCTGGGGCTGGCCAATAGCGCTCAGATCCAGCTTGGCGAACTCTTCGTCGCTCATATCGAGAACGTCAGAGTTCAGCTCTTCTTCCTGTTCCTGGTCGAGTTCCAGGTCTTCGTCTTTCACTTGATCAACGACACTCATACGTCAACTTCCTCTTGAGCGAGTTCGGCACGGAACTCTTCGTCCGCATCGAGTTGTTTGGCGGCTTGTTCGCAGAGATGTTCTTGCACACGCAAGTACTCACTCAACGCAGCAATGGCATCCATCTGTTTGATGATGGAGTCCTGTTTCTCGGGAGTCTGCATGTTCGGGTCAGACCGAAGATGCACAAGACGAATGGCTTCTTTCTCGAAGTAGCCGTCCTTGATTACTTCCTTGAAGTCCTTGTTAACCAACAAGCGGGCCAATGCTTTACCACGCTCAACGGTCTTTCGATTGGAGTGGATGGCCGCGTCGAGTTGTTCAATGTGACTTAGGGACATATCTCTACCAGTGCTGTAGTAGTTAATAGGGATTAAACGGTGCGGAACATAATACAAATCAAATAGAAAGGCACCACGAGTGTGATGCCTTATTAGCTATTACTTTGCTTATGGCTTCTTCTGTTGCAACTTCATGTGGTTACCCACCACTTTCAGTTGCATCTGCGCCCTGGCCTGCTCACCTTGTTTCTGCAAGTCACGTTCCTGCTTCACACCAGACTCTTGTTCAACAAAGTCCAGGTTCTTCAGGTCGGAATCGCTATTCAAGTTGTTGGCCTTCGCTCCTTCAGTTCCGATCTTGGCACCAGCCAGTTGAGCGTCAGCCTGCAACTTCATGGCTTTGGCTTGAACTTCCATTACCTCGGCTTCCATCAACGCGATCTCTAGCTCCAACTTACGCTGTTGCAATGGATCAGGTTGTGGCTCGTACTCCTCAATCTGCTTGGCCAGGTCAGGCATCTTCCGCAGGCGGGCAATGTCGGCCAGGATCATCCGGCTCATGGCAGGGTCCATGTTGTTGCCCATGGTCTGCAGCATAAAGGCCAGTTCCTGTGCCTTGGCGTTGTCGTCCTCAGCTGTGGCGATGTTCAGTCGTAGATCGAAGTTGCCGGCCAGGTCATCACGACGGATCTCCACAAACTCTTCTTCGGTGATCCGCACCACTTCCTGCTCCGACAGCCAGACAGCGTTCATCGAGATGAACTTGCGAGCGACCTTGATCATGCCGTTGGCCAAGCGACGCAGGATCGCAGTCTCACGCTTGGATGCAGCATCCAATGCACCACGGATACCGGCAGCCACCTCACCCAGGGATGCTCCGGTGATCCCCTGGTTGAACGCCTTCACCCCGGTTAGTGACTCAGCCTCGAAGTTCTGCAGCTGCAGCATGAACTGGGCACTGGCCGGGATCTCCGGGAAGGTGTGCATGTATACACCCTGACGAGGATCGACGTTGGCGTTGAACTCGTAGTCCTGACCCTTCTCGTACTTGCGACGGTTGGTTACATCGAGCATGTCTTTACGCATGCCAGTCTGACCGTTGGCACTCTTGCCGAGAATGTCGATCATCCCGCGTGTAACCGCACCGATGATCTTCTGGTTATCTTCCAGCAGCGAACCATCCGGTTCACCGTAGATGCTCTTGCGCACCGGCAGGTAAGGAACCACAACGAAGGGAAGTTTCTGATCCGGGAACGGATTGTCTTCCATTCGGATGAGGGTATCGCCTACCCAAGAAGCCACGATAGGACGTACAACCCCAGAACCATCAATATCCCAAAATCCCCAATACTCATATACAACAAACTTTTTACGGGCTTCGTCACTGAAGTTGAAATTCTTTGAGTGTTCGTTGGCTGGTGCATGGTCGGGTTCCCCGAGGATCGAGTTGGCAGTGATATTGATCTGGTCCAGGTTCTTGTACCGATCGCCTTCTTTCTTCAACTGAGCCAGGGAAGATTCAAACGAGTAGATGACGAAGCTCGCCTTTTCGATATCGCCCTGACAGGTCGGATCAATCATGACATTGCGGTAGTCGCACACTTCAACAGTCGGATGGTTCTTGATTACTCGACTCTTCTTGACTGGCTTGTGGCCTTTCACCACCGCTTCAACAGGACGCCCGTGCTGTTGATATAGAGCGTGTGCCTGTTTCAGTTCCGGCTCAACTTCCTGCTCATATTGATCGGGTGCCTGCTGAGCCATTTGATCCAGGTGCTGCATCATCGGAGCAGCTTCATCGTTGAAGACGTATTCCACGTCCGGAACGATCTCGGTGTACCCCTCTTCTTCGAAGGCCCAACCGGTACGGAGAATAACGGTGCCTTCATCAACTGCAGCACGCACGTATTCGTCGACGAAGGAAACCTTGTCGATGCGCGTATTGAACTGGTTGTTCAGAATCAACTGATTCTGTTGTGCAGCCTTCTTGTCTTCCCAACTTACCGGACGAACACTGAACACATCGTCGGTACTGAGGAAAGGTTCGCTGAGTGCGGGATACCGCCACTCGGCTTGTTTGCGAATGAGCTTGGGAACAATCCGGGAACTACCTTCCGGAGTCTTGACCTGAGCTTTGCCGGTAACATTCAAGTTATCCAGCCATTCACTGATCTGGGAAGTCTTGCTGTCGTGGTAGCTCTTGGCTTCCTGATAGTCCTGCTTCAAATCAAGGATAGAAGGTTCTTTGGCCCACTTCGTGAGCTTTTTAACTGCGGCAGTTGCTGCCACCAAATTGTCGGCCATATCAAATCCCGAGGGTGGTAGATACAATGCCGGCATCTTAACAACAAACTACTGGAGTACCTGAAATGAATATCCAACCCCTGCACCCCAACTTCAAAGTTCCAACCAAGGGAACTGAGCTTGCTGGCGCTTATGATCTCTACATGCCCGAAGCTGGTTATTACCAGGGGTATCAACAGCAAGAAGTCAAAGTAAACCTAGGCTTTGCTGCCGAAGTTCCGGCTGGGCATGTAGCACTTCTTCTTCCCCGTTCTGGTGTCGGCAGCAAAGTCGGCCTGGAACTGAACAATACTTGCGGAGTTATCGATGCTGATTACCGCGGCCCATGGTTTGCAACACTGAGAACCAAGAACGGTGTTCCGTATACCTGGAGTGCTGGCGATCGCCTTCTCCAGATGCTGATCGTTCCGGTGACGCAAGTTGAATTCAATGTAGTGGACGAACTGTCCGAAACATCCCGTGGCACTGGTGGCCTTGGCTCTACCGGTAAGTGAGGTGCGAGATGACGTGCGAACTTCTGCGTGTGGACTTCAGGAACAAACGCCTGAAAGAGCGGACAACCCTTGGCAAGGATGCCCCAGCTTATGACCCACGGAAGTGTCCCATCATCCAAGGCATCGTTGACCACTCGATGGTCCTGCTGAGTGAAGCCCACGAGCAATACGCTGATCCCCGGCGTGCCGTGTTCCTCTTGGCTGACCCGGCCCACAACTACAGTGCGGCCATGTTCGATACCGAGTTCCTGAGTACTGATGACGCCATTGAGAGTCTGGAAGCCGTCCTCAACAAGCTGTACGCCCTGCGTCAGCAGAATGAGCAAGGCGATCCAGCCTGATAGAACAAGGCCCCGATCAAGGGGCCTTTTCTTTTACACCCAGCCGTTACGGTTGAACCGTGTATTCCCCTCCCCTGCATCCAGGCGAAGACCCTGGTTATCCAGCAGCGCACAGGCTGCCTCGAATTTCGCGGCGTAGTTGTTCCCCTCGTGGAAACCGCCACCGGCACCGATCGGGTTCATCACCCGGCTGGCCACGTAGAACAACAACGCCTCCAGGTGGCTGTACGGCAGATCCACCTCGATCTCGGTCGGGTCGAACGAATTGTCCTCGCGGATGAGTTGAGGATGGTTCGCCCGGTACACCACATCCACCGTGTCACCCTTCAACAGCTCAGGCAGAACCAGCGTGTTCATACTGACGGTTCGCACGTTGAGCGGATGGCCGTAGCCCTCACCGGCATTCAGTCCCAGCTCCAGACCCTTGGCGTCGTACACCCGTTCGATCTTCAGCAGATCGTCCTCGAAGGGCTTATCCATGGAATCCAGGATGTACTTGTCGACGCCCCACGATTCCCGGTTGCTCTGGGCGTGTTTCTTGCTGACCGTGTAGGTCCGCACGCCAGGCAGCAGCTGCAGGGTCACCCGGCCCTCGCGCAGCAGGAAGCGTTTGTGCAGCTCGGTCAGTCCGAGGTTCACATGCGTAAGCACCTCGTTCTGGTTGGTCTTGGTGATGCCCTGGTCCTCAGCCCCACCCAGGTTGAGTTGACGCAGCTCGCCGTAGGTCAGGGCTTGGAAGATCTCGCTCAGTTTCATAGGGATTCCTCAGACAATGTAGGAAGACATGCGGTCGTTGTACTGGTCTTCGTCGTCTGCTTCCCACATACCCGAGCTTTCGTTCTGGTGCAGGCCTGCTTCCTCGGAAGGCTTCCACGTATGCAGCGAAGCCAGCATGGAGATGGTGTCGATGAAGTCGTCGTGCTTGCTCTTGAATCCGCCAGGGGTCGCCAGCTCCAGTTCGTTCATGGCCTCGACCATTTCGGCACTCTTCTTCTTCTCGATCGGGAAGAATATCTTGCGGGCCTTGAACAACGGCACCACGGTGTTGAAGCGAACCAGCTTGTTGGTGTTCGGACGGATACCCGGCTTGGAGTCGTTGCCTTCGGAAGCCAGCGAGAAGTAGATGTTGCGGTTCAGCATCTCGCCCTGAATCCAGGAGACGAAGCCCTGCTGCTGGCCCGACACCTCGATGCCCACCTGCTGGGGTCGATACCGCTGGGCCAGCCTGAACAGGTCATCGACGTTCTTCGCCATGTCCTGCCGCTTGCAGATCCCATCCACCCACAGCCAGTCACCGGCATTGTTGTAGGCCCAGACGCTGATCACGCTGAAGTCGGACTTCTGCTTCTCACTGGTGGCAAAGTCGGTGGTGATGTAGAAGTTGAACCGGCCCATGTTGCGCAGGACGGCATCGACCTTGTACCAGCCTATGTCGTGGTCCTGGATCAGCCGGTCCTCGTCCGACATGATCCGCAGCATCAGTTCCTGGTTGAAGGTGTCGACCTTCCCCAGCTTGACGGCATCGTCGTACTGCTTCTTCACATAGTCGTAGGTGAAGCGATCCGGCCAGCTGCCCCGGAACTCCTCCCGGCTGCAGGGGAACTGCTCGCACACCGGGAACACGTTGACCGCCCACGCCCCCGACTCCACCGCCTTGTACAACGGGTCCTTCGCGTTGAAGGGTGTGCCTGACCAGACGATGATGTTCTTGGTTGGGTGCAGGGCGTAGTTGACCGCCTTGTATACCGTGTCCTCTACCGCCGAGATCACCGTCGCCGACCGGGCATCTTCGTCCGAGATCAAGTCATCGAGCACCGCGATCTGCGGACGCTTACCCATCTCCTTCGCACCACGGACGCCGGTCTTGGCACCGTAGCCCTTGACGATGAAAACCTTGCCGTCAGCGTTCTTGAACTCCCAACGAATGTCGGTGAAGTGGATCGACGGCACGTACTGCTTCAGGAACTCGGAGTTGTCCCAACGGAACTCCAGGTTCTTGCGCATGTTCTTCACGCCGTTCTCGATTGAGTCCGACACGTACAGGGCCAGGTCCACCCGCCCGAAGTTGGGCAGCTCACCGTAGGTGGCGATGTACAGGAACAGGTACTCGCCCATCACCGTTGTCTTGGCGATACCCCGGTGACATAGGTTGATCACCCGACGCCCACCGGCAGTCAGGGTATCGAGCATCTTGTAATGCACCAGGGGCGTCTTGTTCTCCTCGCCCTGCGCCCCGTTCACCAGCTTGATGAAGGTGACGAACTCCAGGGCGAAGTCGCTCGGCACATAGTTCGGATCAACCGTGTAGTCAGTGGCGGCCAGGTACTGCTCGACCTTCCACGGAGCCAGCGCCTCGGCAACCGGATCAGCTGCCATGGCACCCGTCGCGCCCATGACCACACCGGCAACAGCTGAAGCCAGTTTGGTCAGACTCATTCCACACGCTCCCCAGCCACGTCGATCACCAGGCCGCTATGGGCTACCTGCTGGGCATTCATGGCACCAGACTCCAGCATCAGCCTCTGCTGGCGAGCGAGAGCCAGGGTGGTCTCACGCAGAGCCTGAATCGAGCTGTCTTCCTTCACGTTCACATCCAACTCGACCTTCTGGGTCTCCGGCATCTTCAGGTGCGTCAGCAGGGAGTTGGCCGCATCACAACGGACCTTCTCGCTATTGGCACTCACCATCAACTCGGCCTGGACGTTCAACGCCTTCTGATACAGGTCCTGGTTCAACACGTAATGCGGAACCAGGGTTTGTTCGAAGATCAGGTTGACCAACTTGGACTTGTTGTACGCAGTCACGTAACTGGCAATGTCCTTGGGTGTAACACCCTGGGCAATGAACCGGTTGTACTTGTCGGGGAAGGTCTTCATGTACGCATCAATGTTGGAACAGCCCAACAGCTTGTGACTGACGTACTTCACCGCGTCGATGTAGTTGGAGATCTTGAATCGACCATCCGCCATCACCTTGGTGTAACTCAGCAGGTTATCCCGGTACTGCTCGTACATGTCGGGATCAGCCAGAGTCTTGTTGACTGCATCAATCAAGTCCTGACTTACAGACTTCTTCACCTTGTCAGGCAAAGCACGCTGGAACTGTTCAAGAGTAAGTGCGGACATGAAGGAACCCCTATTCACCATATAGGGTGAACATAGTATGGAGTTGGAACTTAAAGACAAAATTGGAATGAGGGGGAGTGTACGGAAGGAAAGTTGATTGGCGAAATCGGTCCTCGGGTTTTGGCGAATTTTATAATTTGGGTACGGAAGTAGTACTTATAGTTTCTTACCTCAAAAACTAAACCACCCCCCCCCATTGCTTCGTTCTACCTTTTCCCTACTACCTACCCCACTTCACCGGCTTCGCCGTAGCTATGGATGTGGATGGACGCATCTGCACTTACATCTCTACCTCATGAGGATCTACCTATGTTCGCAGCTATCGCTAAGTTCTTCGGCCTACTCACCCGTAGCCTCAACACCATCGACAACGTAGTAGCCGTAGGCGAGCTACATTCCGAGCATATGCTCAAGCAATCCCAACTCAAACTTAACCATGAGCTTGCCTCCATGGAGAAGCAGCTCGCTGCACTCGAAGCACCTACCGCTTAACCACTAGCCCACTCTTCGGAGTGGGTTACAGCTTTATACACAAGTACACAAATACACATTGAGACAGTGAGTCATAGAGAGATAGAGACTCAACGCTTCGCGTGAGCAGTGGATATTCACCACAGGACATTGCTCATGATCCCTGCCATTCACAACCAACATGTCGTCCAGTACTACAACGACATTGGTGATGCTGCTCAGTCAGTAGGGTATTGCGAAGAAGCGATGCACTTCTATGCGAGAGCACATTGGGAAGAAAGTCTGGAAGAACTATTCACAGAAATAGATTCTTCCCCTTTCCCCATTTTCGATACCAAAACCAAAACCGATACTCACCCGATAAGTAAGACTGCTCATCGCTCCAGTGATGAGATCAGCTTCTAACTACTTCTCAAATACTTCTCTTCAGTTCTTCAGGCGAACTCCGTTCGCTTGAGGAAGTGCGTCCTACTTCAAAGGAATACAGTTATGGACATTGATACCAAGCTCACACTGTTCTTCAGTGGAGTATCACTGGCAATCATCTTCGGGTATCTGGGAGGTCTGGCATGACCTCCACTATCCCTCTGATCGAAGTCGACGAGCATTCCGTCGCCTCGATCTATGTCAGTGATGAAGATTTTCTGATGTCTGTCGATACCGTCGATGAATCCATCGCTCGTGCCATCGAGGACTACTACGCCAGCCGTGGCTACTACGTCGCTATCGAGCTGGCCTGAGTCAGCCTCACCGCTTTACCCGTTCCCACCGTCTGCCCGGCTTCGCCGGAGAGATGGAATCGAGCACATCCGCTCAACCTGACCAATGCAAGGAGATTCACCATGGCGTTCAACACCAATGCTGCCCGTAGCAACCAGCCTCAAGTTGCCAATGAGAACTGGCGTTCCCAAGGCTTCATCAACATCTACCTTCCGACTCCGGACGGTGGCCGTCGCAAGATCGGTTCGATCTCCCTGAAGGAATCGAAGGCCTACGAGGCTGCGCTGCTCAAGCGTCTGGCCAACGATCCGATGGCCATCGTCAAGATGCAGGAAGCGATCATGCTGGACTTCCAGCTCGCCGACAAAGAGGTGAAAGAGACCGACCTCGGTTTCTGATCCACCTCTGTGGCATCCAAGGCCTGCTGCCCTCAAGGGTAGTAGGCCTTTTTATTTATGCGTCGTTTTCGTCCGGACAGCTTCGCTGGAGGGATGGAATTTGTTCTCAAACCAAGGAGTGAACCATGCGTGAAATCTTCGTCTTCGGCAGCAACCTTGCCGGTATCCATGGGGCTGGTGCTGCCTTGTTTGCCCGTAAGCACCACGGTGCTCTCCAACGAGTAGGTGTGGGGCTGCAAGGCAGTTCCTATGCGATTCCAACCAAGGATGAGCACATCCACACACTGCCGCTGTATGCGATTGAGGTGTATGTAAAGGACTTCCTTGCCTTTGCTGCTGAGCATCCTGAAATGAAGTTCAACGTCACCCGCATTGGCTGCGGTCTGGCCGGCTACAAGGATCAGGACATTGCACCCATGTTCCGTGGTGCTCCTGTGAACTGTCGCCTGCCAGATGAGTGGCGGAACATCATTTATGAGGCCTCAAGCCCTACCTTCCAAGAGGCTCTGGATGCCACCAAGAAGAGCCTTGGTCGCTTCAAAGAGTTCTTGGCTCAACCAATCGAGTAAGCCCTACAGAAGCCCCGATTCAGGGGCTTCGTTCTATCTGGAACAGACATGCCAACCGCAATCGCCTACGACAAATCCACCGACAACCTGATCCGTGTCGAGCTTGAACAGTTCGATGCCTACGACGCTGAGCAGGTTGTCCGCGACAGACCCAAGCTGGTGCTCTTCGTGCCGCAGCTGCGCGACAACAAAGTGCATTCGCACATCCGTTACCACATCAGCCGTCGCTGCCTTAAAACCCGTCGCTGCTGCCCCAATGACGTACCTGCCAAGGTGCGTGCTGCGTTTCTACTTACCAACTGAAAGGAATCATCCATGACCGTTTCTGCTCTTCGCTATGACGTTGCACCCACCAACAAGACTTCTTCCGTGCCTGTTCGCTCGCTGCAGGATGCCCGTGAGATCACTGAGGTGATCGACATGGAGCGTTGCAGCAACATCCGTATCAGCTACTTCAGCGACTACCACCACTGTGAGGTGATCACCCATCAGTTCATTGATGGCGAGTTCATCACCACCCGGAAACGGATGTGAGCATCCAGTACCTGTGCCTGAAGCGTGGCGTGCTTCAGCACCACGTTGAGCCAGATGAAGATTGGCTGGAATTCCCTTCTCGTTACCTCAAGGCCAACCCTCATGCCGCTGTGTATCGCAAGCGGCATACAGGTGGAAAGTACCTGCGATATGCCTATGACAGGGCCAAACGTCACCCACGCCAAATGCGTTCTACCGTGATGGAACGTCACGAGCTACCACCTGAAGTACAGGCAGCCATGCTGCTGCTCGATATCAAATAACCAAGGAGAGACCCATGTCCCATCCCACTCTGATGCTGCCGTACGACCTGCAGTTGGCCAACGAACACCGGTTCTCCAAGCATCACATCGACCGCTACATCCGCAAGGATATCGAGGCCAATGAGTGGATGAAGGCCAAGGTGCAGGAAGGCGTTCAGCTGCTCAATGACTGGCTGTCTGGCCAGTACTACGAATCCAAGATGGCACGACTGGAACAGGTCCGTGGACTTGATCTGGAGGAGTTGGTGCTGACCATCTTCGTGCAGATTGCCTACTGCCAACGTGAAGAGCTGTTCACCTCGGTGACGGCTCAGCTGGCAGGCCGGCTGCACTTCAGCGAGAAGCGTGAAGGCATCCAGACCATCGCTGAGATGGTGGCCATTCTGTGCGGTACAGACGTGTTCGATATCAACAAGCTCAGTAATGCTGCCAGCCTGATGATCCAGAGCCGTATTCCACTCAGCGATGAGCTGCTGCGCTACGTCTACGACTCGCGCTTCCTGCCACCCATGGTGTGCCAACCGAACGGGGTCACCCACAACCATGAATCCGGTCATCTGACCCATAACGATTCACTGGTGCTCGGCAAGGGCAATCACCATGACGGTGACCTGTGTCTGGACGTGATCAACATGCAGAACCAGATCCCGCTCAAGCTGGACTTGGACTTTCTGCTGGCCATGGAGGAGGAACCCAACAACCCCTTCACCGTGGAGAATGTGAAGGACAAGGCGCTTGAAGAGGGTGAGGTACTGACCGATGCTCAAGCCAAGGAGATCCTGCAACAGCAGATCGACAACTGGGACACCTTCAAGGCTGAGTCCAACCAGATGTACTTGCTGATGATCAACCAAGGCAATCGCTTCTACCTGACCAACAAGGTGGACAAGCGTGGCCGGCTGTATGCCATCGGCTACCAAATAACAACCCAAGGCAGTGCATTCAAGAAGGCCAGTGTTGAGCTGGCCGATGAAGAGATCGTGGAGGGCGTATGAGTATTGAAGAACTGGAGGCTGCACTCGGTGACATGCTGCCTCCTTGGGCCATAGGACTGGCCCACGGGCAGCTTGTCGTAGGCGCTCAGCTCCCCACTCGGGATGGGAGACGATGTGGCAATGCCCACATCATCGAGGTGGAGGACGGCTACCTTGGCATGAACATGCTGGTCTACACGGTGCTTACCGATGCAGGGGGTCGCATGCGTCTGACCGCTTCTGAGGCCGATGAGCTGTTCCATCCGCCTCGTTACGTTTGTGAGCTGAGTGAGGTACTGCGTAAGTTCGACCGGGACCTGTCGGAGGGTGTGTGAAGACGTACGTTGTGTTCTACGGAACACAGGTATACGGCGAGTACACCCCTGTCACATGGCCTGACGATCTACCGGATGGGGCTTTCGCCATCACCCCATTCGGTAACTGGATTCGCATCAGTCACGGTACGCATCTACCGTGTGACCCGAACGATGTACCTGTCGCAGTGAAAACCCTAGCCCTCCTCTTGGGGCGTTAAACCACAACCAAATCAATCGCTTACCGGTGTGATCAACACTGGGACGGCGCCCTATTGCCCAAAGGAATTGAAACCATGATCACATTCACAGGCTTTGAATACCTACTGATCGACGCTGCAAACAACTTTGGCCTCGACAAGCTCCCCTTCGAAGATCGCATCCAATGGGCACGGGACAACCTCGACCATCTGGAGGATCTGCTCGATCAGGCTGAAACCAAGCCGCTGTACCTCAAGGCTGTGATGGCCATCCGCAAGGCGCAGAACCGTGAACCCACTGGTCATCTGGTGGCCATGGATGCCACCTGCTCGGGTGTGCAGATCATGTCTGTACTCACCGGCTGCATCGCAGGTGCCACGGCTACCGGTCTGGTTGATCCTGACCGTCGTGCCGATGCCTACACCGATCTGAACGAGTGCATGAATGGCCTGTTGGGTGGCGGATTCTCCGTACCACGCAAGCAGACCAAGATGGCTCTGATGACCAGTACCTACGGCTCCAAGAAGGTGCCAAAGGTGCTGTTCGGAGAAGGCACTGAAGAACTCAACGCCTTCTACGAGGCTGTCGAGATCGTGGCACCAGGTGCATGGGAGCTGCTGCAGGATCTGCTGGCCAGCTGGCAGCCATTCGCATTGAGCCATGCGTGGAAGCTGCCTGACGGCTTCGATGCCAAGGTCAAGGTGATGGTCAAGGAGACCACTCGAATCGAGGTGGATGAGCTGGATCACGCTACCTTCACTTACGAGTACTACGTCAACGAGGGTGAGAAGACTGGCCGTGCCAACGTAGCTAAGTAATTGGCTAAGCGCGCAGTAATGCGTTGCTAAGTACAGGGTGAATTGTCTGGGAGGCTAACGGCGAAAGCCTATGCTAATCAGCAGCCAAGCCCAAGGAGTGATCCTTGGGAAGGTTCAGAGACTAGGGAATACCGACTCGTACTATGAGTAGATGAATCCCGTAGGACAGGTAGGCTATTGACCGTCCGAAGTGCCCTGCCCCTAAGGTAAAACTTAGGGTGAAGATATAGTCCGATACTCCAGCGAAAGTTGGAGAACTCCAAAGTTTCACTTATGATGATTACATCATTAAAACACGGTCTTTTTGATGGAAAATCACATTGTCTACTGGTATCACCTAGCAGCCCATAACGACCCTTACAGTGAGGGTTACGTGGGAGTCACTTGCCAACCAACAATACGCCACATCTGCCATTTGAATGGGCGTAGGGGAGGTAGCAAGGTGCTATACCAGGCTTTTCGTAAGTACGGGGAAGATCAGGTAATCAAGACGATCCTGCATCGCACCACGAAAATAGAGGCGTATGCCCTTGAGCAGAAATATCGACCTACCGATCGCATCGGCTGGAACATGACTGCAGGGGGTGGATTACCCCCAGATACAACAGGGCGTAAGGACTCTCTTGAAGTATGCCTTCGGCGTGCAGCAAGTGTACGAAAAGCAAAAGCAGGAAAGGCGTATCCAAGTATTTTCAAAGGGATGACTACTAGGCATTCCGAAGAAATACGAAAGCAAATCGGGTTGGCGCATAAGGGGAAAACACTCTCCGCAGCGCATAAGCAGGCCCTCTCTGACAAACTCAGTGGAGGCAACAGCCCTAAAGCCAAGTCTATTTGCTTGATTCATAAGGATTCGCCACAACAGGTACATCGTTTTCCGTGTGTGAAGAACGCTTCCGACTCGTTAGGTATTAAGTATCAAACCCTGCGTGGTCAAGCCCAGCGGATGTTCAAGTTAGGCGTCTCCTCCGAGCCAAATAGGCAAGGGTGGATATGCCTGACTGAACAAGATGCCGAGCGTCCAATAGAAGCGGTCAAAGAAAGCATTGAGCGTTTAGCTTCTCGTATGAAAGCCATACCTCGCTCAAGAGGGGAGTCTCATGCCAAGTCTCGCAGCATCCACTTAGAAAGCGCATCAGGGGAAATCCGGGTGTTCGATACAATTCTAAGTGCTGCCGAGTTCATTGGGATTAATGAGGCAACTCTGCGGTATCACGAAAAACGAGTACAGACCCTGCAAAAAGACTCCAACTTCATTCAAAAGAAGTGGAAAGTGAAGCTTGTAGAGGCGGTTGAGTAGCGTCAACCGTTAACAAATGAACGTCATCCACTCCATCGACGCCTTCATCCTGCGTGAGCTGCTGCGTCGCTGTAACTACGACATGTATGTCGTGGAGCAAGCCAAGCTGGCAATCGAGGCTGAGCTGCTGTCTCGCAACATGCTGGATTACGAGTGCGAACCATTGGGCTATGACGAAGATTCTACCTTCGCCTATTACCTTGATCAGTACCGTCGCAGCGGCCAGCCCAGTGCAGTGATTCTGCCTTATCTGGACCCGGTGACGGTGTGCTCGTTGACCAAGCCTGAGTTGTATCAGCTGAGCTACATCGTCAACGGAATGCTGCAGTACCGTCCGTTCCCGGTGATCACCATCCATGACTCGTTCGCGGCCCATGCCAACAACGTCAACTGGGTGCGTCATTGGTACAAGGAGATCCTTGCAGAACTGGCTGACTCGGAAGTCCTCAGTGACATTCTGAGCCAGATCCATGGTGTAGTAGGCAATGTGCCCAAGCGCATGCAGGGGCTGAGCACTCTGATCCGCAATTCCAACTATGCCCTCAGCTGAACAGGTGCGCTCCGCGCACTGAATGAAGCAATTCCTCATGCAGCCCTTCGGGGCTGCACTCTTTTTTGCAGCACAGCCACAGTTGAAAACAGACAGTCAGAGAAGTCTCGGAGAAGTTCTCCAAACTTCTCATTTTTCGAAAACCGATATTCTAACTATCGAAAAGACAGTCATTTCTACTATGTGCTGCCGATAGACAGACTCCTCTTTAAGGACCTATTCAATGACTGTTTGGATTCTCTCTGACAAAGAGCAGAACGAGATCGCTCGTATCTATTCTTTGAAGTTCCACACCATGTATGACCTGGCCAACAAGTATCAGGTATCGGTTGGAACCATCAGCAAGGTGCTGCGCGAAAAAGGTATCACCGGCAAGGCACCAGCCATCACTGTCGAGCAAGCCAACCTGTTGCAAGTTGCCGACAAGTACAAATTCAACGCCGCCAAGTTGGAAGAAGCAATCAACATGCCGGTACTCACATTCCCCAATGTCCAGCGTTACCTGGAAGGACTGGAACAAGACAGACTCATTACCTTGTTCTCGCGTACTTCCATTGGTAACTGGCTGCTCTCTCTACAACCCAAGGAAGAACAACATGTTGAAAGCAATTGAAGGACGTAAGACTACACCAGAACACATGAGTCTATATCCCACTATGGACTCCGTGACTGATGCAATTACTTACATTGAGTCTCAAGTTCCAGTTACTGATCGCAACAAGATGTTCAGCCTTCTGATGATGTTCAACAACACATTGTTGGCAGAACTCAATCGCAGTAAAGCTGCATAAGGAAAGGATTCAATGACCGTCACTGTCCTCGTGGTTTACCTCTGCACCTCTGCTGCCATGGACAACTGTTCCGTCTGGCAAGAAGGCAGCTGGACCGGTGCAGCAGCACCCATCTATTGCACCGTCGAGCGTGATCTGGCCGAAGCCAGCGTCCTGCCCAATCAATTCATTCGCTACGAATGTAAAACCGTCGAGACCGAGCAGGTCGCGCACACCCAACAAAGGAATTGATCCATGAAAGTCAAACTCCTTATTTTATAAAGTTAAATTAGGTGTACCGTGACATATAACAGTACATTAATGCTTTCAAAAGTAAGGGACCGACATGTCTGTTAAGCAAGATCTTTCCGGCCAGAAATTTAATCGTCTTCTTGTTTTACAAGAAGCAACCCCTACCACCTCACCTATTCAATGGGTGTGTCTGTGTGAGTGTGGTGCCACCACTCAAGTTCGAGGCTCCTCTCTTAAGAACGGGAATACCAAATCGTGCGGATGCTTATCCAGAGAAGTCTCTGCCAAAAAAGGCACAACTCACGGGGCACGTCGCACAAGGCTTTATCGCATCCACTCACAGATGCTCTCTCGCTGTAGAAACCCGGCAGACACCTCGTATATCCACTACGGGGCACGGGGAATATCTGTGTGTGATTCTTGGATACCCTTCGATGGGTTTCAGAAGTGGGCTATGAAAAATGGATACTCCGATGAGCTAACAATCGACAGGATTGATCCGGAAAGGGGTTATTGCCCCAATAACTGTCGCTGGGAAACAAAGACCATTCAGTCGCGTAATAGAAGGGCATTTACAAATAAATCATCTGGATTCATTGGAGTGAGCTGGAACAAACAGTACTCAAAATGGAACGTCACAATATGTGTGGACGGTAAGCCAATACATATAGGGCGTTTTACAGATGAAGTAGAGGCAGCCAAAGCACGCGACAACTTCATAGTCACGAATAACTTAAAGGGATTTCCCTTAAACTTTACATAAGGAATACATCATGAAGGTACGTCTATCACAAGCACACGACATGATCGTGCAGTGCATCAAGGTCGGCCTGGTCCCGATCGTCAAGGGCAGCCCTGCCGTGGGCAAGTCCTCCATCGTTCACCAGATCGCCAAGGAGTTCGACCTCAAGGTCATCGACCTGCGTCTTGCGCAGTGCGACCCCACCGATCTGTTGGGCTTCCCGAATACCGCCAATGGCCGTGGCCGTTACGTGCCCATGGAAACCTTCCCCATTGAAGGGGATGAGGTTCCGAAGGGCTACGACGGCTGGCTGTTGTTCATGGATGAGTTCACCAGTGCTCCCCGTGGCGTGCAGGCTGCTGCCTACAAGCTCGTGCTGGATCGCATGGTCGGTACTCACCATCTGCACAAGAAGGTCGCCATCGTCTGTGCAGGCAACCTGGAGACAGACGGAGCCATCGTCGAAGAGATGAGCACGGCTCTGGAATCTCGCCTGATCCACATGGAAGTCACGGTGGATCACATCGACTGGTGCGAAGGCTGGGCCATGAAGAATGGCATCGACCACCGCATCACCAGCTTCATCAAATTCAAACCAGGGATGCTGTACACCTTCAGCCCCGATCACACCGACTGCACCTATGCCAGCCCCCGTACCTGGGAGTTCGCCAACCGGCTGGTCAAGGGCAAAGAGATCGGTATCGAGGATATTCCTCTGCTGGCTGGCACGATCTCCGAAGGCGTAGCACGCGAGTTCCGCACCTTCACCCAGATCTACAGCAGCCTACCCACCCTGACCCAGATGATGGAACAGGCCACCACCCTGCCGGTGCCTCAGGAACCGAGCATTCTGTTCGCCCTGACTGGTTCCATCGCCCACAACGCCAACGATGAGAACGCGGGTCCACTGATGGACTTCGTGTTGCGTCTGCCGATCGAGTTCCAGGTTGTCACCCTGCGTGAAATGGTACGTCGCAGCCCTGCCCTGATGAACCACAAGTCCGTTCAGGCATGGATCACCAAGAACGCCAAGGAGCTGTTCTGATATGGGCGACCGTACTTACGTGCACCTCCGTGTGCCTGCCGAGTTGTTCGCGCAGGCCAAAGAGATCGCCATCAAGCATGACGGGGAACCCCACGGGGAGGCCACCGACGAAGACGGTGTTCCCTTCATGGGTTTCGAAGAAGTGAACTACGGAGAGCTGTGCTGCATAAAGGAGCTGCAGTCAGCTGGGATTCCGTACGACATGGACTGGGCCCGCGGGTCCAGCTATGAAGAAGGCGTCCAACACTGCCGCTTCACCGAAACAGGGGAGCTTTCTCTGAAGGTCGTGATGGGAAGTGATCACAACATCAACCCTGGTGCTCTGGCAGACGTGATCAAAAAGCACGACACCCTTGATGCCGTAAAGGATCTTCTGAAGCGGCACCACGAGGCTGTCGACCCACCGTCCTGGGACAACCAGGTTGAGTACGGAAAGATGTACCGAGCCAGACAACTGATCGCTGGTAATACAGCCCAGTTGGTTCTAAACACATAACGACTGTTCCGCTGAATAATCAGACGGAATAGCGATGCCGAAGTGCAAACACTTAATTCAATCCAAGTAGTAGAAAGGAAGTAGTAATGCTCGTAATTACCCGCAAGGCAGGTGAAGCAGTCCACATTGGCGACAACATCGTTGTTCGTATTCTTGGCACCCAGAACGGTCAAACCCGTATTGGTATTGATGCCCCGAAAGAAATCGATATTCAACGGGATAACATCAAGAACAAGAAAAAACCGGAAGTTGTCAGTGAGTAGTAAGGCGCAATGGAAACCCAGTACTTTGCGAAGCAAATCACTGGAAGATACATTGCGCAGCACTTGCGATATTTGCGGAAGGCACCGAGGGGGAAGTTCCCCCATCAGTCACAGGAAGTGTTCCGAGATTCGTCGGAATCGTAAGTAACCCCAGCACACTTTAGAAGTTCAATTTGCAGGATAGTTACGCCTGCAAGTTGGACTTTTATTGTCCGGTTAGTTGTAACTATCAACTTCAAAGGAAGTTCACCATGTCATTGCAAGATGCCAATAAGGCTCTCGACAAAGCCAAGATCGGCCTTATGTCCAAACCGGACAGTGCCTTCTTTACCACCCTCTGTTTTTCGTTCCGTATTGTCTTTGACGATACCCAGCCGACTGCGTATGTGGACGACACAACCATCGGCATTAACCCCCAGTTTTTCCTCTCGCTCTCTGAAGAAGAGCGGATCTTCGTGCTGGTGCATGAGTGCATGCACCCTGCCCTGATGCACACCGTGCGTCGTGGTGATCGTTGCCCAGACAAGTGGAACATCGCCGGCGATCACGTCATCAACCTGATGCTGCTGGAGCGTGGCTTCAAGATGCCCAACTGGGTCTACAAGGACTCCAAGTTCAAGGGCATGAGCACGCTGCAGGTGTATGACCTGCTGCCTGACAACCCAGGCAAACCACACATGCAGGACCTGCCGCCTGGCCCTCAATCCCCTGAGGAGCAGAAACAGGCCGAGCAGCAAATCACCGATATCATCATGCGTGCTGCTACGCAGTCAGCCATGAGCGGTGATAAGCCAGGCACCGTTCCAGGTGATATCCAGATCTTCCTGGATGAATACCTCAACCCCATACTTCCATGGGACAAACTTCTGCGGAAGTTCTTCAACCAGTTCGCCAAAACGGACTACACCTGGAAGCGGCCTAATCGCCGTTTCATGCCTGAACATATTCTCCCAACACTCTACGGTATCACCCTCGGTGAAATAGCCGTTGCTGTTGATACATCTGGCTCCGTCAGCAACTCAGACTTCCACCGCTTCATCAGTGAAGTAAATGGGATTGTGAAAAAGCTGAAGCCATCGCAAATAACTCTGTTGCAGTTTGATACACGCATCCACAAGAAGGATGTACTCAAGAGTGTATCTGACTTGCAACAGGTCACGTTCCACGGACGTGGTGGTACGAATGTTTCAGAAGTAATCCAGTGGGCCAGAGACAACAAACCAGTTGCACTCTTGGTATTCAGTGATGGTGAGTTCAGGCACGTAATACCAGCACCAAAGTGTCCGGTATTGTGGGTCATCCACAATAACAAGAAGTTCACTGCGCCCTATGGGAAAGTTATCCACTACAACATCTGAGGTGAATCATGGAACTCCAGGAGGCATTGCAAAAGATTAAAGCCGAGAAAGGAAGAGCAAGTAATTACTTGCAGATCAACCTCGGCTACAACACCAACATCCTGCTTCCATATAAAGACGGCATGACTTTTATTGGAAGTCTGGAAAAAGCCGAACAAGTAGAAACGCCGTATTCAGCACCCCCTGTTGTTAAAGGGCTGGATTCATCAACTATCGATATTAAAGTAGTTTCAGAGAATGAATACCTCCGCTACAAGGTGGCTCAGTTAATGGGTGTGCCCCTCAGCGAAGTCCCTTCATTGGAACTCCCACAAGCAGCCTAAGGAAAGCCATGAACGCACTTACCCTGTCACCCGATCAACAAGCAGGCTATGAGGCCTTTTCCAGTTTTCTGTTGGATCCCAGTAAGTCTGTGTTCGTCCTGGCAGGGTATAGCGGCACCGGCAAGAGTACTCTGGTTCGCACGCTGCTGGGGGAGATCGACAACCTCTTCAAGATGGCTCGCTTGATCAACCCCACCTACCCCGCCTTCGATGTGAAGCTCACGGCGACGACCAACAAGGCCTGTGAGGCGCTTCGGTTCATCACCCACCGGGAGGTGGTCACCATTCACTCGGCCCTGGGCCTGCGAGTGCATACCGACTACAGCACCAACAAGAGCACGCTGGTGGTACGTCAGGGTGCTGATATCGTCAGTGACACCGTGCTGTTCGTGGATGAAGCCAGCTTCGTCGACGAACCCCTGCTACGGCACATCTTCAAGCGCACCGAACGCTGCAAGATCGTCTTCATTGGCGATCCGGCCCAGCTGCTCACTGTGGGTTGCGATGTACCTCCGGTCTTTCACCGTGGCTTCGAGGGCGTTCACCTGTCCAAGGTGGTCCGCCAGGCTGAAGGCAACCCGATCATCGAGCTGTCCACCAAGTTCCGCGAGACGGTCTCCTCGGGCGAGTTCTTCAGCTTCCAGCCGGATGGCCACTTCATCCAGCACTTGAAGCGGGAGGACTTCGATCAAGCCATCCTGGCCGAGTTCGGACGCCCTGACTGGCACTACCACGACTCCAAGGTCCTGGCTTGGACCAACAAGTGCGTGGTGGCCTACAACCGGGGCATCCGTGAGTACGTCCAGGGTGACCCTGACTTCCAGATCGGTGACTACGCCGTGTGCAACGCCTTCGTTGCGAGCAAGAGCTACAACATCAAGACCGATCAGCTGGTACAGATCACCGATATCAGTGAACCCTCCTACGAGCATGGTCTGGCCGGCAAGTACTTCACGGTGGACAACGCCGTCGAGAAGTTCATGCCCGACTCCCTGACCGAGAAGAAGGCACTGATCCGACAGGCAGAAGCCGAAGGCAATGCCACGGTGCTGTACGAAATCAACAACAACTGGATCGACCTGCGAGCTGCCTTCGCCTGCACCATCAACAAGAGCCAGGGCAGCACGTTCCGCAAGGTATTCATCGACCTAGACGATATCAAACGTTGCACGCTGGGTAGCCAGATCGCACGCCTGATGTACGTGGGTGTGAGTCGTGCCAGCGAGCAGGTGGTCTTCACGGGAGATCTCGTATGAGCGGGCAACTGTATCAGCTCCAGACCACGGCTCAGCCAGGTCAGGTGGTGCGTATCAACGGCCCTTGGGACACCTGGGGTCGCGTGATCAAGCTACAGCCGTCTGGCTTCCACCTGATCAGAGGCCTGGGCTACAAGAAACCAGGGGACGCAACGTAATGGATGAAATCCTGCATGATCCTCGGACCAAGCAGATGCTCAAGGATGCGATTTACAACCACCTCTACGAGCCTGTGAGACGGTCCTACAACCACAAGCTGCAGCAGATCATTCGGGACAACTCCCGGATTCTGCACAGCCCCCACGAATCGTTTACCTACCGTGGCCAGATCTATGCGATCGACGCCAAGGCAACGATGCCCCGCAAGATGAACCGGCTGGTTCCAAGCCTGCAGCCGCAGATGGAGGCCTATCTGGCTGAAGTCAAACGGCTGAACGACAACGAAGTCCCGTTCGTCATGGGCTTCGTCAACCAGGTGCTGAACGCCTCGAACACCTTCGAGGATTACCTACGCCTGTTGCCGGAGTCGATCCACGGACCCATCCGAGCCATGCAGGCAAGCTGCCCTTGTCGAACGGTCAAACTGACCGAAGAAGACATTCAGGCAATCAGGGAAAAGAACCAGCTTTCGATTGACCTGATGAAACAGCGGCAGGTGCTGAACCTGCTGCTGTAGGAGACGCTATGCGCCACCTGATCTTCGAGCAGGCCGAGCGTTATGAGGTTGCCGTGCTGACCAAGGCGGCAGCCTTCAACGAGATGGCTATGCGTACCCACTACATCGAGCCGCTGCAAAAGCTCGGTGTAGCCCCCAACCGCATGATCGGTTTCACCCTGGAATACAACGAGGCCGGTAAGGTCCCGGTAGCCTTCATCAAGGACTACCTGGATAAGCTGCTGGTCGCGTTGAACAGTCTGGGCGTGAAATACCTGTTCTGCACCGATGCAGCGTACTTCAAAACGCTGACCAAAATGTCCAAGGCCGAACCGCACTACGGCTACGTGCTGCCCTGCAAGATCCAGGGATTCGAGCACATGCAGGTGGTGCTGGGCCTGAACTATCAGCAGATGGTCTACAACCCCGAGTTGTACCAGAAGCTGGACATGTCGCTGCAGACCCTGGCCGATGCCGTGCAAGGCAGCTACCAACCGCTGGGCCACAACATCATCCACTCGGCACAGTACCCATCCACCTATGACGACATTGCAGCTGCTCTCGATTCGCTCCATCAGTACCCTGAGCTATCGGCAGATATCGAGGCCTTCGGACTGGCTTTCAACGAAGCCGGTATCGCCTCGATAGGCTTCGCCTGGGACCAGCACAACGGTGTCTCGTTCCTGGTCGACTACAAGCCGATCGCGGGCGCTACGTCAGCTCCCTTTGGTGAACGCCGGGACAACAAGCCAGTCAAGCAACTGCTGCTCAAGTTCCTTACCAGCTACAAGGGCAAGCTGACCTGGCACAACGCCTCCTATGACCTGCGCTCGATCATCTACGCACTGTGGATGAAAGACCCGCTGGACCAGAAAGGCCTACTGCTGGGGCTGGATATCCTCACCCGGTCGTTCGACGACACCAAGGTCATTGCCTACCTGGCTACCAACAGCACAGCCGGTAACGTGCTGGGCCTCAAGCAACTGGCCCATGAGTTCGCCGGCAACTGGGCAGTCGAGGAGATCAACAACGTCCTGGCCATCGAGCCACCCAAGCTGCTGCAGTACAACCTGGTGGACTGCCTGTCGACCAACTACGTCAAGGCCAAGTACTACCCCGTCATGGTGGCCGACCAGCAGGAGGAGCTGTATCACACCCTGATGCTGCCGAGCCTGAAGGTCATCATCCAGATGGAGCTGTCCGGCATGCCGATGGAGAAGTCGCGGGTACAGGAAGCGAAAGCCGAACTGGAGCGACTGGAAGCCAGCTACCTCAAGGTCATCATGGGCCATCCGCTCATTGCTCCACTGGAAGCAAAGATGACTCACGAGGCCTGGGAGAAGGACTTCGAGGATCGCCGTGGCAAGGCGAAGAACCCCGACAAGATCTTCCCCAAGGACCGCACCTTCTTCCCCAAGTCGGTGTTCAACCCCAACTCAGGACCGCAGCTGCAACGTCTGCTGTATCAGGAGATGGGCCTTCCGGTTCTGGACCTGACAGACACCAAGCAACCGGCTACCGGTGGCGACACCCTGGAGAAGCTGGTCAACCACGCCAGCAAACCAGAAGACAAAGCCTTCCTGCAGGCCATGGTCGAGTACATCGGGGTCACCAAGATCCTGTCGGCATTCATCCCAGCGTTTGAAAAAGCACTGGACAAGGGTGACGGCAAGGTCTGGCTGCACGGCGGCTACAACCTGGGTGGTACGGTCTCCGGACGCCTCAGCTCCAGCAAACCGAACATGCAGCAACTACCTTCAGGTTCTGCTCACGGTAAATTGATCAAAAGTTGTTTTGTGGCTCCTGACGGATGGGTTCTTGCAGGAGCAGACTTCAACGCTTTGGAGGATCGGATTAACACGCTTCTTACTAAAGATCCTAACAAAATCAAAGTATTTACAGAGGGGTACGACTCCCACTGCCTACGTGCTTTTTACTTCTTTCCAGAAAAACTCCCAGGAATTGTGGATTCGGTAGAAAGCATAAATTCCATCAAGAAAGTATTTCCTGATATCCGCCAGCTCGCAAAGTCACCTGCCTTTGCTCTTCAATACGCAGGGACCTGGAGGACCTTGCATAAAAACTTGGGATTCCCTGAAGAGGATGCAAAACGGATCGAAGCTGGATTCAGGAAAATGTACAAAGTATCGGAGGACTGGGTAAACGAGAAAGTTGAACTTGCTTGTAAACAAGGATACGTCGATCTGGCCTTTGGATTACGGGTAAGAACCCCGCTACTTCAACAAGTCATTTGGGGCGGTCCCAAGATGCCCCAAGAAGCTGCAGGTGAAGCCCGTACGCTCGGAAATGCTGTGTCAGGTCAGTCGTACGGCCTGCTAAACAACCGAGCGTGTAATGAGTTCATGGCAAAAGTATGGACCTCTCCTTATAGATACGACGTAATCCCGATTGCAATGATCCATGATAGCATATATTTGCTAATCAGAGATCGCGTTGATATTGTTGCTTGGGTTAACGAAGAACTTCCCAAAAGTATGTCTTGGCAAGAGCTACCTGAGATTCAACATCCGGACGTGAAACTGAGTGCGGAGTTGGACGTGCATTACAAGGGGTGGCATCAACCCATCACTCTACCAAACCATGCAACGATCAGAGAGATCCTCGAAATCTGTAAAAGAGAGGGGCAAAAGTACGATGAAAAAATGCAGGCGTTGCGGGCAGCTTAAGGGACTGGAAGCCTTTTCGAAGGCTTCTAGGAATGCGGATGGCCGTAACCACACCTGTAAACCTTGTGTAGTTGAGCGAAACCGGGAGTACTGGCGTACTCCCTTGGGGCGTATGAGTTATATCTACGCAGGGCAGCAGGTTGCATCTAGGGAACGGGGGCACCCTGCCCCTCAGTACTCTCGTGAAGAACTTACTGCATGGGCGCTCTCACAAGGCTTAGAACAATTAACATTGAAATGGGCTGCAGCGGGGTATCCGAAAGATTTAGCACCTTCTGTGGATCGTCTCGATGATTTTAAAGGGTATTCGTTAGATAACATCCAGCTAGTATGTTGGAAAGACAACAACGAAAAAATGTACGCACACCGAAAAGAAGGTAAACGTATTACCCGGCAAAACAAGCGTGTTGAGCAGCTTACCCTTGATGGCAGACACATTGCCTTCCATCCATCTATTGCTTTTGCTGCTCGCGCTACCGGAGCCATACGTACCAATATAAATGCAATGTGTGCAGGCAAACCCCACCTTAAATCAGTAGGGGGGTTTATTTGGAGATACGCATAAAAACGCAAGCGATCTCCTGTATCCATCAGACCCCTCTTCGGAGGGGTTTTTCATTTAAGGACAAACCCATGAACGGATACATTGCTTTCTTTAATGACAAACGTCATGAGCTATATGCTGCATCCTTATGGGATGCTAAACAAAAAGCCATTGCCCACTTCAAACCAGCCAAAAGTAAACAACATTTGGTACACGTAGTACTCGCGGAAAAAGACGGAGAGCCGGTAATACACACCCCAGACTTCTAAGGGACAGAGATACCATCAAAGTCTGAACTAGACAGTTCATCCATCCCCTCCTAGTGAGGGGTTTTTCATTTATGGAGAAAGAACATGGGACTTATCTTAGAGATCGATAACACAGCAAATGCTGCTTTCGAAGATCGACCAGAGTGTGAAGTAGCTGAAATACTTCGAAGGGTGGCGGACAGCATCGAGCAACACCACACCAGTGGGTATTGCTGGGACAGCAACGGTAATACCGTAGGTCGCTGGTCGTTGAATTTGGATTCTTAGCCATGATCTTCACCACTCGCATCAACGGCATCCCCTGCCAGTGCGAGGTCACCCACTACGAGCCAGCCCTACCGGGCAGCTTCACCGAACCCCCTCAACCAGGGGAATTCGAGTTCCGGCTGCTGGATCGTCGTGGCTACCCGGCACGCTGGTTGGATGACCATCTGACCGCTCAGACCGAAGACCGGTTGTTCCAGGAGTTCAAGCAGCATCTGGACGACCTTGCCTTTCAATCCATGGAACAGGAGGTGGCCTGATGGCTTATCAAGTTCCTCAGAAAACCAAGATCAATCGCTTCGGCATCGACGTGGAAACCCACTGCGCCAGCGTCTTGGTGCATCGCCTCGGTGGTTTGAAATCCACCTATTCCATTCACCACGCAGGTGCTTACCGCGAAGACCGTGGCTACTCACAAGTATGGGTGGACACTCGCTGGACTGAGCAAGAGCTGGAAGCCTGGCTCGATAAGTCCAAAGGCATCGACTACGTGGGCGTCTGGGTCCGTGAGGAAAACCAGACCATCGCTGCATAACCAAGGAGCAGGACATGGGTTACTCGCATTACTTTGAACAAATGAAGCCTGCCGAGCCAGCAGCCTGGCAGGCGATCTGCGACGACTTCCGCAAGATGATGGCTACTGCTCTGTTGAACCAGCCACTGCCCATTCAACGGGAAGATGAAGATGGAGGCCAGCCGCTTGTGGATGATACCTACATCATCTTCAACGGCATTGGTAACAATGGCCATGAAACCATGGTGTTACAACGAGACGGCAAGGAGTTTCAGTTCTGTAAAACAGCACGGAAACCTTATGACCGTGTAGTTACAGCACTATTGATCCTGGCCGACTTTCATTCACCCAACACCTGGTTGATTACTTCAGACGGCGAACCTGATGACTGGCAAGAAGGACTTGAACTGGCCCGAACAGTTCGACCTGATTGCAACTTGCCGTCTGAAATCCTACCGTTCCTTCCGATATAGGAAGTTGCAATTAACCAACTTGTTGTAATATGCCTTCCAGTTAATTCTGGAGAGTATCCATGCACCAAGTTCTTGAGTATGAAACCGATAACATCATCGTGGGTTCCGGTGAAGTTCCAGCTGTAATGACCAAGACGGGAATTGCCTGGGTTCTTCCTGGTGGCACGGTTACACATGACCGGGAAGTAGCCATTGCCAATGCAGTGACAATGGATCGGATGATTCGACGCAACTTGAGGCGTTACAAACGCCGGCTATTCAAGTAATACGATTTGGGGAGTTGCATCACCCCATTTAGAATTCAATCCAACCATCCAACTGTAGAGGTTCCCATATGCCTTGGCGCAACCAACCCGATCTGTATGCGCTCGTATGGGCACTCTTGATCAGTCTCATCAGCGGTTTCATCTCGATTGCTCAACGCATCGCCAGAGGATACCCCTCCTCTAAACTCTGGATACTCAGTGAATTCTCTGCAGCCATTCTGGCTGGCTATCTCATGGCGGATGCCTACCCCGTACTTGCGCCCCAACTACCAGAATGGGCAACTCTGCCTATCATGGTGGCTTTGGCTGCGCACATCGGTGGTCGGGCATTCCAGGGAATTGAAACTGCACTATCCAAGCGATACCGCATCACGTTACCCAAGCCTGGTGATTCACCCGGCCCGTAACTCAAGGAATTAACAAACGCCCTTCGGGGCGTTTTTTATGTCATGGAGTTCAAATGACCTTCACTTATGACTTTGCCCAGACTTGGTTCAATGCAAGGTTACTGATGCTCAGACGCGCCATGTCTGCTTATGAAGTCCGCCTTCATTGCAAAGCAACTCAAGAAGACCTGCTCATGTTCTATGAGCGGGGAGTACTTAGCCTGGATGAATACACCCATGCGCTGACTCAACTATTGAGTGCTCGTGTGACACGTATTGCCGAAGTTTCGATCCAGGAGGCCTGTAACTAGGAGATAAGTTGTGCCGCTAGACCCTTCCATCCTGGAACGCATTCAGTCGCGTATCCGGGTGAACGAGGACACTGGCTGCTGGGAGTGGATCGGTGAACTCAACCGTAACGGCTATGGCCGGGTATGGGTCAAGGGCAAACGCCTGATGGTTCACCGCGTCACCTTCGAGCACTTCAGTGGCCCGATCGAAGACGGACTGGTGCTTGATCACCTCTGCCGTACACGCAAGTGCTGCAACCCAGCCCATCTGGACCCCGTAACCGTCCAGGAGAACACCCACCGAGGCAATGCCGTGCTGTTCCAACGCATAGCAGCCTGACCCAAACGAATCCTGAAGCCCGCCCTGTGCGGGCTTCTTCATTTCAGTACCAAGGAAAAATCATGCAGGTGGATTTTTCATACAAAGGTCGTTTGTACAAGATCTGGGCAAACATGAAGCAGCGTTGCTCCAACCCGAAGGCAACCTGTTATGCAGATTACGGCGGTCGTGGAATTGAGGTCTGCGATGAATGGCATACCTTCGCAAACTTCCGCGAGTGGGCGATTGTTTCTGGATACAACGATTCTCTTGAAATAGATCGCCGTGATCTGCAGGACCATTACCGTCCTCAGAACTGCCTGTGGGTATCTGAAAGTAGTCAGGCAGCAAACCGTCGTAAACGTCGCGGAACAAAACACAAATTCATTGGTGTACGCAGCATCCACGGAAACAAGTGGAGGGCTGTTATCGACCATAAAGGCCAAAACACCCACTTGGGCGTATTTGATACGGAAGTTGCTGCTGCGGAATGCCGTGATGAATACATCAAGTCGAATGGCTTACCTCATAAGTTAAACTTCTAAGGACTTTTCAAATGCAAGTAAGTCAGCAAGACGATTTCATCACGCACGCCGTGATTGGCAACCAGGAAACCGTGGAAATGGGTGTAAGCGATGACGCAGCCCTGATGCACATCCTGTCTTCCACCCTCTACACCCACCCCAAACTGGCTGTGGTGCGCGAGATCATCTGCAACGGCTGGGATGCCCACATCGCTGCAGGCAAGACCGACACCCCGCTGCAGATCACCCTCACCAGCACTCAGCTGACCGTGCGTGACTTCGGCTTCGGTATTGCCCATGCCGAGATCGGCCCGATCTACGGGGTCTACGGCAATTCCACCAAGCGTGGCGACTCCAAGTCGACCGGTGGTTTTGGTCTGGGCAGCAAGGCTCCGTTCGCCTACACCGACAACTTCGAGGTGGCCTCTCACCACCTGGGTGTGAAGACCATTTACCGAGTCTCCAAGTCCTCGATGGAGAAAGGCGGTAAGCCATCGATCAACAAGATCGTGTCCTTGCCGACCGATGAGACCGGCATTGCCGTGTCGTTCGGTATCCAGGCTCAGGACCAGCAGGAGTTCCTGAAGCTGATCCGTGAGGTGCTGATTCTGGGCGAGATCCAGGCCAGCATCAATGGTGCAGACCCTCTGGTCACCCTGCCCCTGTCGACCAGCCCGACCGGCTACGCGATCACCGACTTCCGGGGAACCGTGGGTCAGGAGATCAACCTGCGTTATGGCAACGTGGTGTACCCGGTGCCTTTCCGTGAGGAGTACGGCACCCAGTACCACCACATCGTCAACGACCTGCGGCGTCTGTGGAGCAATGCCTCGATCACCTTCATGGCTCCACCGGACAGCATTTCGATCGCGCCCAACCGGGAAGCGATCATTCTGACCGATGCCACGGTGAACACGGTCAAGAGTCTGTTGGATAACTACGACTTCAAAGGACGTGAATCCAGCGAGAAAGTGGTACGGCAGCTCTGTTACGCCAGGCTGAACACACAGGTTCGTGAGGCAGAAACAGCCACTTTGCGTACCTGGTACACCACTAAAGAGCGCCTTGACTGCTCCCCTGCTATTGCCAAAGAAACAGTCGTCGGTCGCTTCTCCACGACGATCAAACAGGCATCCATGCAGGTAGCGGCACGGCATCTGGGGTCTCGTATCCCTAGTGAGCTGATGCAAAAACGCATGCTGCAAGAGCTGGTACGTCGAGGTGAAGTGTTCAAGCCAATGGCTAAAGCACTGCTGCGCCTGAACGGTTTGGATCTGGGTCGCTGGCATAACCGGAAAGCAGGCAGAAGCCTGGTGAGCCGTTACCTCGACTATCCCCTCAAGCAGGCGTTGAGCGCAGCCCCGGAGTTGGGGGAGCTGAAGTTCCAGATCTACCTGAACAACGGTAGCTGGACCTACGGTTACTTCTGCCCCACTTATGTGGCTGCTTTCGAAGAGCGACGCGACATAACAGTGATGCTGAACAAGCGTGCACTGATCACCCGCAACCAGAAGCAGGCAAACGAGTATTTCCAAAAAACTCCAGCTACTCGCTTCCGGACTTATCTGGTGATGTATGTTGGTTACAACAAGAAGTCCGAGGAAACCAAGGAACTGATCAACACATTCCTGAAGCAACAGGGTTATGCCGTTGAAGTTCATCTTCCTGAGCGGGTACGTGTAGTACGCGACCCGACTCTGCCGAAGAAAGAGCCGATGCGTCGTAAGAAGAAAGATGGCTACTTGTCGCTGACTCACAGTTACAACAACGTGAACAGGAAATTCCTGCTTTCACATGCTCGGGAGAACTTCACCGATGAAACATTGGTGGAAGATCCTATTGCGTGGGTCATTCTTCGCCCTAACGGAGATAATTCCACCAAAGTGGAGAGATTCGATGCAGCTACTTCCCGCCTCATTCAACAACAGTGGGGCGATCGGATTGCTGTTGTCACCAACACACAAGCCAATAAACTCAAAGAACAAGGAATCGAGAACGTGACCAAGTTTCTCACCAAGTATGCCGATGAGAAGCTGTCAACTTCTCAGGATATCAAGCGTTTTGCTGCATTCGCAAGACACTTGCAACCCCGGTACTACGACAAACACAAGATTCTGTTCAATGCTTGCTTCCATGAAGAGCTGATGAAGTCCATGGGACTGCGTTTCCATATCTCCCCGGAAAACGCTGTTCTGATGAAGATCTGCCGCAACATGGACCAAGTACTGAGCAGCTTCGAGAAGTGCAAGGAAGCGACACAACATGTCAAGGAGCATCCTTTGCTCAAGACATGCAAAGAAAAGATGGAGACCTCGCCTTGGGCGGACTTCATCGATCTCAATCACTTGGCCAACGTGATGGAAGAAGTCTCTCCAGGCAGTGCCGAGTGTGAAATTCCTTACACCCTCGTTCGCAACCTTCTGAAGTAAAGGAACAACCATGTCTGAAGTTATTCGCATCATCGCTGCCGTAGTCGATACCCAGCGACTCACCCTCTACAAACAGGATGGCACTACCATCCTGGTTCCCCAGGGCGACAGCCGTATCCGTCCCCTGGTGGACAAAGTGATCCCGGCACTGGAAGCAGACAAATTCTGCGACCTGACCACCGAAGATCTCACCATCAGCAGCCACTACAACGAAGCTCAGGCCGGCATGGGGGGCTTCGTGCAGTTCTTCCGCATGTTCAAGAACACCATCGAGGACATGTTCAACAAGTTCGCTGATCTGGATGCCCCAGCTGCACCGGTTGCTCCGATCGCAGTCGGTGATGTGGCCCAGGTAGCTGCACCTCAGACGGCCAGCCAGGCTGCCGTGGCTGAGATCATGGCCAACGCCACACCAGTCAGCTCGCCGGATTTCCATACGCCGATGGGCGACGACGAGACCCTGGTGGCAGTGACCACCTCCGGTGGAATCATCCCTGGCATCGAGAAGATCGATGTACAGATCCAGGCGGTGGCCAACAAGCTGGGCAGTGCCGAAGGCGTGAAGAACTTCTTCGAGCGCGTCTCCAAGGTCCAGCGTCGTCACTCGGTCCAGGACCTGCTGACCTTCATGGAGAAAGGCGAACTGCCGATCGCTGATGACGGCACCGTGCTGGTGTACAAGCGTCTGAGATCCACCCAGGAAGAAGGCGTGTTCGTCGACTGCCATTCCGGCAACGTCAAGCAGAAGGTCGGCAGCCTCGTCTTCATGGACGAAAAGCTGGTCGATCCGAACCGCTCGCAGGACTGCTCCAACGGTCTGCATGTGGCTCGCCGTGACTACCTGCGCAGCTTCATTGGCGACGTGTGCGTGCTGGCCAAGCTGGCACCGGAAGACGTGATCGCTGTACCGCACAGCGATGCCCGTAAGCTGCGTGCCAAGGGTTACCACATCATTGCGCTGCTCTCGAAGGAAGACGCTGACTTGGTGTGCAGCAACCGTCCTATGAAGGACACCGTGCTGCTGGGCAATGCAGTGGCCGGAAACCACATCGGTGTGTTGGAGACCGTGGAAATCACCCAGCAGTACGGTGGTGGACTGATCATCACCCCAGTTGCCGAAGCCACTGAAGTGGTCATGGAAGAAGCCAAGCAGGCCGTCTCGCTCGACGAGCTGCCAGAGGTTGCCAAGGAAGGCACCAGCGTTGATGCAGCCAAGGTAGCCAAGCAAGTGGTCACCGAGCGCAAGTCGAGTCGTCAGCAGCAAGCTGAAGCCCTGCTCAAGGGTGTGCTGGAAGGCAAGACTGGCAAGGTGCAGACCCAGAAGGCCAAGGAACTCCTGGCGTTCAAGAAGGCCGCCAAGGTCAGCTGGGACAAGCTGGGTATCTCCGAAAGCCAGGTGGCCAGCATCACTGCCATCGCCAACGGTGTTGAAGCCGTCGCCCCTGCAGCCAAGGCTCCCAAGGCCAAGAAAGCTGCTGCTCCGAAGCCTGCCGAGAAAGCTGTATCGGTCACCACCGGCTCTCCTCGTGAGCGCATCCGTGCCCTGATCACTGCAGGCATCAAGGCCAACGCCTCCAACATCGTCTCGATCAAGAAGGCAGCCAAGAAGAGCTGGTCGGCTCTGGGCGTCACCGAGGCTGAAGAGAAGCAGATTCTCTCCGCAGCCTGATCACCCTCCGCAAGGACGCGGACCCTTTCTACAGGAGTGCTCTATGCGCTTTCTATTCACTCATCGATTCAGTTGGTTCGACATAACCCTGTTGGCAGTGGCCGCTGCTGTACTGGATGCCAAAGGCTGGTTTTTAGCCTTTGCCGTCATCGGCGTCGGTTCGCTCATTGGCTCGCTGTCAGAGCACCACTACAGCATCAAACGGAGCGATCCATGAAACTCATTGGCTTGATTGGTCGTGCCCGTAGCGGCAAAGACACCGTGGCCGGTTACCTGGCCAGACGCCACATGTTCGCCCACATCGCCTTCGCTGATCCCATGAAGCAGATGCTGGAGGCAGCCTTCGGTGACCTGTTCCGTGACGGTGATCGTGAGAAACCGATCGACTGGCTCGGCAAGTCACCCCGTCAACTCATGCAGACCCTTGGGACTGAATGGGGCCGGAACCAGGTGCATCCGGAACTCTGGGTGATGCTGACCGAGCAGAAGGTCAAGAACGCCGTGGAGTTCAACCTTCCACTGGTGATCAGTGACGTTCGCTTCTACAACGAGGCGAACATGATCCTCAAGCACGGTGGCGAACTCTGGTTCGTGTCTCGTAACACCTTGGAGCAGGTCAATCCGCATAGCAGCGAAACAGCTGACTGGGGTCGCTGGCCACTGAAGACCATCGAGAACAACGGTTCGCTCGAAGAGCTGTACCTGAAGGTTGAAGAAGCCTACCAGGGCGAAGAATTCACCCGGTTCATCGAGCAGGTGAAGGTGTTCTCCCAGGAACCCAACCCCAAACTTTGCCACTGTGACCACAAGCTGCAGGGCACCGGAGCTGTTTTCTACCAATCCACCGAACTGCTGCAATGCGCCAATTGCAGAGGGTGGCAAAAAGTTCGTAAACCCATCGAGGTGTGAGATGACTTTGGAACAAGAGAACGAGAGGCTGCGCGGGCTGCTTTACCTGGTTGCTAAGCGAGTTCGCAACGGCAGCGCCGTAGACCGCATCATATTGGAGCGGATTGACGCCGCCCTATCCCAGCAGGCCGAGCCATCCCCGACCGTAAATGCGCTGTCCTTCGTGCAGCCGGTTCCAGATCACTGCGACCGCATCGTATGGCGTGAGCGCTACTACCATCTTCCGCTGTATACAGAGTCCGAGCCAGCCCCGGCGCGGGATGAGCGGGAGGCGTTTGAGGCGTCGTTCAAAACCTTAGAAGCCGGACTTTCCCTGGATGGTATTTATGCGCTGCACATGGCGAAGGAGATCTACTGGCAGGGCTGGCAAGCCCGATCCACCCGCCCCGCGCAGACCGAGCAGCAGCCTATCCGCATGCCTTGCCGCATGTGGGAGTCTCAGCACGCAGAGTCACCGGAATACGCCAGCGGGTACAACACTGCGCTGGACCACGTAGCAAGGCTGAACGCCACCCACATCGCGCAGACCGCCCTGTCAGCCGTGACCGCCGAGCGGGATAGACTGCGGGAGCAAGTGGCGGAGATGGCGGCCGGCACTATCGACCCTGCCGATCTGTGCGAGATCGAGCGCGACCAGCTCCGCGCCGAGGCCGAGCGGCTGCGGGAGGCCGAGTCTCTGCTTCTGAGTGTGTGCGATGACCTGATGCGTCACGAGAACGCAGACGTTCGCATGGTCACCTGCATTGAGCTGAATAACTGGCTGACGAAGCGCGCCGCCATGACTGCGAAGGAGGCGTGATGGACAGCAAGCTCAAACAATGGCGAGATGATCAGAAGCACCTGCCGGAGTTCATGCGGGACTTCCACAACTGCAAGCAGCTCTTCAAGGGGATAGCCGACTACATCGAACTGGAAGACGATCACCCGGCCAAGGAGGTCAACTGGCGACAGGCGCACTGCTACACCATCGACGTGTTCCTCTGGTTCATGGCGCGGCACGGGTTCACGCTGCAGCGCTCTCGGGCGCGTCAGAACTTCGATGACCTCGACGTGCTATTGGATCATCTGGACGAGCTGCGCCGGCAGGCATTCACGGATGCGATGCAGAAGCAAAACCCTGCCGCAAACACCATCACCCCCTAACCCCACCCAAACACACAGCCTGCCGGCGAGAGTCGGCGGGGAGGATTTGCACATGCTCGAAATGAAAATTGCCGACCTGATCGGGCCGGCGCTGGATTGGGCAGTGGCTAAGGCTATCAACCTGGAAGAGGAAACGCTGGACCCGCTCACATGGGTGGAAACAGCTCATCCGTCTGGTTGCTACAGCTTCTCGACCAACTGGATCCAAGGCGGACCGCTGATCGAGCGAGAGCGCATAGACGTATTCAGCGTACGCAACGGCAACGGCTGGTGTGCTCGGTCTGATGTGCGGGTTTACAACGGTTATGGCCCCACACCCCTCATCGCCGCCATGCGCTGCCTCGTTGCTAGCAAGCTCGGTGACACCGTTCAGATCCCCTCTGAACTGATTCAGTAACACCCCACTCCCCCACAACATCCTTGCATTCCCCTGGCTCGACCAGGGGAAGGATTCGTCATGTCCGTAGAAAAGCAGATCAAGGAACTCCCAGAATGGTATCCCGACAAGGTAACCGAGCAGCAGATGGCTGAAATTCTGGGCACCACCGACCGCTCTCTGGAAGCCAGAAGAGCAAGGAAGCAGATCCCTGAAGGGGTCTGGAACCGCATGAATGGCCGCATTTACTACAGCCGATCGAGGTTTGAAACATGGCAAGAAAGCCAGTGGCATTGCCCACAGGAGTTGAACTCCATTACGGTGCGCTCCGTATCCGATTCAGTTGGAACGGAAAACGCTGCTCCGAAACCCTTGACTACCCCACGACGCAAGCGGGGATCACGGCTGCATCCCGTCTACGAGATAAAGTAGTCCAGATGGCCAAGCACGGCACCCTCACCCCCGAGGCCTATGCCGAGCTATTCCCCAACTCCACCAATTCCATGGCTGCCGTCAGCTACACCTTTGGTCAGTACGCTCAGGTCTGGCTCGATAGCCGTGAGCTGGCTGAGGGCACACGGGTCAACTACCGGTCAGTGCTCAACCACTGGTGGATGAAGTACCTGGCCACCACGCCGATCACGGCCATGACCACGGCATTCATGCGTGAGCTGGTGGTACGCATTCCCTGGACCACCGATGGCGTCAAAGCCAATGCGATGAACAAGCTGAGCACCATCCTGGAATCGGCTGTGAGTGACAAGCTCATCGCCGAGAACCCCATGGTCGACCTGGACATTCCCCGTCCCAAGGAAAAGACCATCGATCCGTTCTCTCAGGAAGAGGCTGATCTGATCATCGACAGGCTGTATGCCACCGAGCACTGGCCAAGCGGTATCTACGCTGCCTTCTTCGAGTTCGCCTTCTACACAGGCATGCGCCTGGGCGAGATCGCTGCACTGCAGTGGGATTGCGTCGAGCTGGAGAAGCGTCGTGTGCTGGTTCGTCGGACAATTGCCCTCAAGGAAGTGGAAGACCGGACCAAGACCAAGAAGGATCGGTACGTGCTGCTCAATGACCGTGCTGTGCATGCCCTGGAGTTCGCCAAGGCGTATGCCGAACGGCGAGCCAAGGGATCGGGAAGGATCAAGGAATTCCCTCACTGCTTCCCACCCAGCAAGGGGCATCAGTACATCCAACAGACGAGTGACCTGCACCATCAGTGGCGTCCAACCCTCAAGGCGCTGGGTATTCGTTACCGGCCTCCGTACAATGCGCGCCACACGTACGCAACCATGTGCCTGATGGCTGGGATGACCCCTGCCTTCATCGCCAAACAGCTCGGCCATTCGTTACAAATTCTCCTCTCTCGATACGCACGCTGGATCGATGGTGAGGGTGACTGGAACGAGATGGGGAAATTGAAAATTGCCCCGAAATTGGCCCGAAGCGAAACCTAACCCTCTGAAACCCGCGAGATAGAGCACCTTGATTTCTACCGCCAACATCACCATGCAGTTCGGTGCCAAGCCGCTGTTCGAAAACGTCTCGGTCAAATTCGGCGGCGGCAACCGCTACGGTCTCATCGGCGCCAACGGCTGCGGCAAGTCGACCTTCATGAAGATCCT